ATGGAGAAGCCAGATATCAAAACGCCGATACCCGATGGTTACGTGTTGAAGTGGGTCGCCTGGATCACAAAAAAGGACGGCACACGTCTATACGCAAAACAGTGTGGTAAACGCGCATTTCCGCTGATTGTTAAGGAAACTTAACAAGGCAAGGGTGCTTCCGGTTGAAAGATATACCTTTGAGGTCCCGTGACGCAACGTTGCGGGGCCTCAAAGCTCAGTCGATGAGCTTCGCTGAGTTTACAAGTGGAACCTCGTGGTTGTAGCGGTGGGTCATGTCCTGGGACTTGTGGCCCGACGCCCGTTGTTTGTCGGCGACCGTGCCGGCCGTGTCGGTGATTCCGCGATGCTTCAAGCCGTGCAGGGTGAAGCGCTCTTCCCTGGTGATCAGCCCTTCCTTTACCGCCAGCGCCATCAGGCGCTGCCATGCCGAATCCAGGCTGCTCTTGTCGAGCGGCGTGCCCGACTGGTTCACCATTAGGAACCGGTCCTCCGGCCTTAGCGGCGTCGGCCGCGTGAGCCGCGTCTTCCCCGGCTTCCCATCCGGCGGATTCATTGCCCTCCTGCGCACCTCGACCAGCTGGTCCCAGGCTTCGCGCAGCGCGGGCTCCCACCTCGTGATGTTGTCCAGGCTGCCCTTGCGTCGGTTGCTCAGGATTCCCTGCTCAAGCGCGTGAGCGTCGGTCAGGGTGTTCACCTCGATGCCGCGCAGGCGCACCGCATGGGCCAGCACCATTGCCGGCGCCAGGTAGGGCGGGACGCTGCCGGCGGAGTGCGCCTTGCGCGCGCCGCGCACCCGAGCGAATTCCAGCACCTGGGCGAAGACGTCACGCTCCGGCATCTTGGCCGCCTTCTTCTCGCGCGCCTGCTTGACCCCCTTGGCCGGGTTGCCCAGGCAATGGCCGAACCGAATGCCCCAGGCGAACAGGCGCCGGAGGTAGCGCAGGCAGTGGTTCGCGGTCGACGGCCGGCCAGGCGTCGGCTTGCCGTCAGCGCCAGCAGGGCCCGGGCTCGCCAATCGCTCGATCAGGCGCTGGATGGCCGGCGTGTCCAAGCGGCCCACCTGGACCGTGCCCAGCGGCACGCCCGATCGCAGGACGTATTCCACCAGCAGCTTGCCGTGATAGCGGTAGTCGCGCTGGGTCGCCGCCGCCAGGCCGGCGAACTCCGACGCCTTTTCGAACAGGCTGACCAGGTGGCCGAGCGTGCCTGCCACGCCGCCGCCCGCGCGCTGCTCGGCGATCGCGTGCAGGTCCGACAGCCTGGCGGTGGCATCGGCGACCGTGAGCTTCTTGGTGCCGCCGTCCGGACGTGGATCCATGACGTACCAGCGGCCGCGCTCGAAATAGAAGCCGCGCGGGATGGCGACCTGGTCAATGTGGCCGGGTATAGCTGGGTTGTGCTTGCGCTTGCGTCCGCGGGTCATGGGTGCTCGTCTCCTTGAGCGGTCAGATCAGGTCCCTGATGGCTTCGCCCTGGTCTTCCTGGACCTGGCCCACCATCGCGGCTTCGACTGCCGATCGTGTCGTGAAAATACCGCCGCTCCCGTCGTACAGGAAGCGAATTCGCTGGGCGCGGGCCCAGTTGATCACCGTGCGCAGCTTGGGGCGCGGCGCAGCCGGATCGGGCCGGCACAGCTGCTGCAGATCTTCGAACTGGAGGAATTCGCCCAGCATCAGGCCCCCTCGATTAGCACGCCGCGCAGCTCGGCCGGCAGAATCGCCGCATCGGGGTCTTCCGACACCGGCCAGAACCGCGCGGTCTCGCGCCAGGCGCCGTCGACCAGGTCCTCGCGCACGACCGTCCAGCTATCGACCTCGCAGCGGTAGTAGCGACGCTTAGGCACCGGCGACCTCCGCGCGCTGTAGCAGCTCGGCCAGCTTGGTCAGTCCCTTCGGGGTGACCAGCACCTGGCCGAATACGCGCACGTCGGAACCCTGGCCGCGCTCGACGACCTTATGCACCAACACGCCGCTGGTGATGCGCGGCTGGTAGGCCAACCAGGCGGAGCCGGCGCGCTTGTGGATCCAGCTGTGTTCCTGCATCCAAGAGATCAGGTCGCTTAGGCGCATCTGCAGCGCCTTGGCGGCGTCGGTCAGGCAAAGCGCGCCGCGGGCGTCGGCGATCCGGTCCAGGGCCAGTACCTTCGGTGCCTGCTCGGCGACCTGGTGCTCCAAAGCCTGGGTGCGCTCGGCGTAGCCGGCCAGCAGTCCGCGCAACGCCGCCGGATCTGACAGCACTGCGAGAGGATCCGGCCGGTTCATCACCAACGCATCGTAGGCGCGGATCACCTTCAGGTGGAAGGCGGCGCTGATCCACATGGCGTATGCATAGACCAGCTCCTTGGCCACGTAGGTGCCTTGGTCGGTCCCGCCGCGCTGGATCGATACCGGAATCCCGGTATCGGTCAGCTCGTCGATCAGCTCCTGCGTCTGCTGCGCGGCCAGCCAGTAGGACGGGCCATGCCGCTTCTCGCCGCCGGCGGCGCGGTGCAGGTCGTTGAGGCTGAAGCGCCCGGCGCTGTCCTGGCGGATGGCGCTGTCGGCGATGGTCAGGTGTTGGGACACGGGCTCTCCTCATGGCCCGGGCATCCTTTCCCGCTGTGTTCCTGAACCCACTCCGGGTTCTTGTCGCGCCATTCCTGCCAGCTTTCGTCCGTAAGCTTCCAGGCGATCCACTCGGGGTGCTCAGCGTCGTTCGGTTCGAAAGACGCACGCCCGTGGCGACACCGGATGCAGACCTGCGCGTGCTCGCGGCGCGCGCCGGCGAAATGAAGATGGGCGGAGCAGAAGAACAGGCCGCATCCGAACTCACCGCCATATGGCTGGCCACCGCACACGTGGGTCAAGCCGCGATCGATCTCGGCGGCGCAACCGGGGTGATCGCAGTACGCCGGCACGCCGTAGCCGATGTCGCGCTTCCGGCGCAGGTCGTAGCCGTAGCTCCAGCCCATCAGTGAGCCTCCGGGAACAGGATGTCCCGCGCCACGACCTGACCGGCCTGGTACTCGATCAGGCCCAACGAGCGCAGGCGCCCGCGCGGGTTGTTGTAGGCGCCGCCCTTCGGCGCGTATCCGGCGCGCGCTGCCAGGTCGTCATTGGAAAGCGCGGCGGGAAAGACCTCGAGCAATACGGCAAGCAGCTTCCGCTCGGGGCCCGGTAGGCGACTCATCACGGCCCCGTGCAGCGCCGCAGTACCGGGAGCGACCGCCGGCGCACGCGCGGCGGCCCGGCCGGCATCGGTCAGGGACAGACCACTGGCGCTGTATTCGATCAGGCCCTTGGTCCTCAGCGACCCGCGCGGATTGTTCCAGGCGCCGCCGCCGATGGTGTAGCCGGCCATGAACGCCACTGCTGTCTGCTCGGGCACCGGCACGCCGATAGCATTCATCCACGCGATCGCATCGAGAATCCGCTGCTCCGGCCCGGTCAGCCCCGCGGACGGTGCCGACGGCGCGAGCGTTGGCTTGGCGGGTGTGGCGCCGCGCGCTGCAGCCGGGGCAGGGGAGCCGTTCGCCGACGGCGCGCACAGGCCGAGGATCTGCTGTGCCAGCTTTGCAATCGCGCCAGTGTTGCCCGGGCCCGCCGCCGCGGCGCGCGGCACGGCATCCACCGCGGCGCGGATGCGCGCCAGCACCTGGTCCTCGGTGATGCCGCCTGCGGCCGCCTGCTTTTCGGCGCGGCGCAACTTGGCTGTCAGCTCGATCACCTGGCCCTGCAGCTGCTCCAACGTGCGCGCTTCGTCTTGGGCTTCCTTCTGCAGATCGGCCAGCTTCGCCAGCTGCTCGCGGACCTTGGCCGAGGCGGGCGGCGGTGCCTTCATCAGGCGCTGACCGGCCTTGGGATGGCTGGTGACCACCGGGCCGATCGTGACGCGCTCAGGTGAGCGGCTCAGCGCCGGCCCGAAGGTGTAGAACTCGCCCGGGTCCAGCGTGCGCAGCGACTGCAGCGCCTCGCGCGATCCCATGCCCAGTTCGTCGGCGGCCCGCTTCACGTCCAGGTCTAAGCCGGTGCGGCCGATCAGCTTGTTCAACATCTCGGCGGCCACGTCCTTATGCAGCTTGGACAGGCGCTGCGTGGCGGGCACCAGGCATAGCCCGCGCTTGCGGCCGCGCGTGGCCACGTCGATCACCGCCTGCGCCGCCGGCGCGCTGCCGGCCTGAGGGCAGAAGACGTGCGCTTCATCCAGCACCAGCAGCACTGGGTGCCATAGCTTCCGCGGCGCGTTCACCAGGGCATCCAGGAACCGTTGCACGAACAGCTGCCGGTCATGCGCTTTGAGGTCATAGATGTCCAGCACCGCACTGACGCCGCTCTCCAGCAGCCGGCGCGCCAGCAGCGCCGCCGTTTGCGGGCTGGCCACGGCGTCGCCGTCGTGCGCCGCGGCGATCACGTAGTCGAAGCGCTCGCGCAGCGTGGCGAACTCGCCCTCGGGGTCGATGATCAACTGTTGCACTGCAGGCGCGGTCTGCTCCAGCAGCCGGCGCAGCGCCCAAGACTTACCGCCGCCGCTGTTGGCCTGGACAAGCAGGCGGGTCTCCAGCAGCACCGGGAGATCGATATTCAGCGAATCCGACAGATTCATGCGGCAGCCCTTAGTGGTGCGCCCACGCTGGCGGGTCCATGCCAGAGCGCAGCGGCGTTGTTGATCTCGATCAGCGCCTGGTCGACCGTCACCGGTCGGAGCGGCGCGCGCAGGCGCTTGTCGTCACGCTTGCACTCGGCGCAGAGATGCTTTGCCTTGGCAGGATGGTCGAGGGGCAGGGCGCGTTCGCACCCGGTGCAAATCCGGGTCATGCGTCGCATCCCTTGCCGATCGCGCCCGAGTCATCGGCCGCGGTGAAGTCCTGCCAGCGCACCCAGCCACGCTCCGGGCAGTGGAAACCCCAGTCGCGCACGCGCGGCCCGAACAGGAAGAGCGTGAAGCACGGCTCCGACTTGCCACTGGATTCGCGGTGCAGCTCGATGCGGTGCGCGTGCCTGGTGCGCATGAAGCGCAGGCTGCCGGTGCTGAACACACGGCGCCGGTGAATGCCGCCGGCGTCGATCGTGTGCTCGATGTAGCGGCCGCACAGGATGAAGCTAATCGCCCAGGACGGGTGGTCGTGCAGCGCCCGGTCGTCGTCGTCGCGCAGGAACTGGTGCATGTACAGGTTGGGCAGGCGGCGGACCACCGCCAGCACCGCGCGCTGCCACAGCTTCATCGCCGCCGCCGGTACGTCCTGGAACCAGCCGCGCCAGGGCGTGAGATACCAGCGCAGCATGTAGGCCCCGTCCGGATTGTCCCGGCCGATCACCAGATCTGGCGCGCGGCGCGCCGGGTAGCGGTCATACATGGCCAGGAACAGGCGCAAGGCGAGCCACTTCAGGCCTGCGGGCTTGTGCTCACCCATTGCTGTCTCCTTTGGACTGAGCGGCGATGGCTGCATTGAGAGCGATGCGCCACGCTTCACTCGGCAACTTCCCCGACTTCAGAGCGCGGTGCCATTCGCCCATGCAGGTGCCGATCGCGGCGTCCGACCAATCCCGATCCATCGCCGCTTCCACGGGTGAGGAGTGGGTGTAGAGCTTCGTCCCGAACGGGAGCGCGGCAAGTCGCACCCAGTCTTCGAGTGAAAATTCCACTCCTTTGCTGGCGTCTGTACTTAGGGTTGTAGCCACCACCTCACCCACACCCGGCGCAGGGGCGAATCGCTTGATGGCCTCGATTACCGCGACCTGAAGGTGCGCGCGGCGCTGAGGTTCTTCGTCGCCGCTGAATCTGCAAGCGACATCGAGGGCAACCTGATCGATATCGGGAGACATGGCGGGTTGCTCGGTGAGGGCATCGGCGGCTTCGCGCACCATGCCGGCCAATCCGGACCAGCCTTTTTCCTCCAGAAATGCTGCGAGGTGGCCCAGACCGACCAGCAAGCCCTCGCGCCCGCCCGCGACGGGTGGCATGTTCAGAGCGCTCATGCCGACACCAGCACTTTGCGGCGGCCATCAGCCGCCGGCGGCGACACAACGCCGCTCGATTCGAGCGCTTCAAGCAACCAGGCCGCTCGGTAGTAGCCGATCTTCAGCGCGGTCTGCAGGCTGCTGATGTTGGACTTGCGGCTGGTGACCACGTGCTCGCGCGCTGCGGTGAGCAGAGGATCGACCTGGTCAGCGCCTAGCATTGCGCTGGTGCTCCCGGCCTGGACGGCGCCCGCAGGGCGCGCAGCCGCACTCTGCGCGCCCTCCTGCGGGGCGCCGCCATCATCAACGCGGGAAAGCTTGAATGCCACTTCCAGCACCAGGAACAGGCGCCGCACCTCGCCGGCCATGAGCGCGAAGTTCGCCTCCAGCTCGGCGCGCAGGTCATCGGCGCTGGTGTTGTCCAGCGCTTCCAGCGCCCCATCGAGGAACTTCAGCTTGCGGATGACCAGGTCTTCGCCCAGGACAAACGAAATGTGGTCATCCAGCACCAGCGCCAGGTGTGTGCACTGTTTTCCGGCCTCCAGGTGCTTGTCGATCTCCTCGCTGCGGATCTCCTGCCGCACGCAGCGCACCGCGGCGCCGCCCTCGATCGGGTCGGCAAGCTGGCATTCCTCGCCGAGGCTCAGGCCCTCCGGCAGCGGCTCACCGGCCAGCCAGCCCGTCAAGATGGACCGCGGCGCCACCTCAGCGTTGACAGCGTTGATCGGCAGGGCAGGGAAGCTGCCCATGACGCCACGCAGCTCGGACACAACCTCCTCTCCGCGCTTGCGTGAGCCGGCGTCCACGGCGATGAAGCCCAGGCCGGCATCGATCAGCGCATCAGTGCGCGAGGGCTTCACGAACGCGCGCGGCAGCATCTCGTGCAGCAGTTCGTCCTTCAGGCGCTTGCGCGTCTTGACGCCCGGGCGCCGCCCTTCCTGCGCCTCGATCGCGTCCAGCTTCTTCGTCAGCTCGGCGTTGACCACGGCGCCTGGCAGGATCTTGTCCTCCCCGCCGACGCTGACCCAGATCGCATCGCCGACGCTGTGGGTGGCCACGTCCTCAGTGCGACTGAAGGGATTGATGAAGCCGCGGGAATGCATCTCTAGCGGGCCGACCGGCTTCAGCGGCGCCTGCGCCACCTGGGCGTCGAGATCGGAAAAGTCCAGGACGGTGGGAAAGCGCAGCAGGCAGAGGTTGCGGAAGAACATCAGATTTCCTCGCTGATGGTGGTGCCTTCAGGAAGCTCCCTGAGGCCCAGCTGGTACAGGGCGTATTCCTCGGCGGCGGCCTGGTCTTCCGCGACCACAGTCAGCGGGTTGGGCTCGACACCGGGAATGGCGAAATGGAAGGGGTGCTCGTTCACAGCACAGGCTCGGCATCGGGGTCGTTCCGCTGGACCAGCGCGCGAAGCTCGCCCACCGTCAGGTCGTCGACCTTTTTTCCCGTGGCAGTGATTCCTGCGGCCAGCTCGCGGCTGGCGCGGGAGTTGAACTCGCAGATGCAGCCGATGTCGCGCGAGGCGATGATCAGCTCGCGCTCGTTCGGCGCCCACTCGAAGCCGCTCACTTCGACACCCCGAGGCGTTCAGCGATGTGCGAAACCGCATTGCCTGCGCGGATAAGCTTGGGCAGCAAAGCCTTCTGTTGAGCGATCGTGGCGACCTTCATGACTTGCCCAACGAGCGTGACCATGTCCGCCGTCACCACGACCGCTTCGAGATCGGTCATGGGCGCGTCCATCGCTTGCTTCAGCTTGGCCCTATCAGCATCGCTCAAGGCGTGCAGCTGCTCGCGCAGATCGTGCTTTGGGCCGATCACGGGTGCACCGCCAGATATCCAGACCCCGGCCGGGTTTCCTCCAGCGCGGCCGGGCACTCGCTTCCTCCCACCTGTCGCTGTCCAGGCGGGCCATGTCGTAGTGGGGAAGTGCGCTGCAGCGCGCTGATGTGATCGCCCGGTTTGCCTGCAGCAGCGTCCGGACCAGCCTGGCTCGCACCCGTGGGCACACCACGGATATCCCCTTCGGTTGCGTTCGGGTCGATGGCCTGCGCCACCGCGATGCGCACGCGGCCACCTGGTTCATTGGGTTCGGCGGTGCCGACGGCCAGCAGCGCGCCGAAGGCAGCCAGCAGCCCGGCGGCCGCGAAGGTGTAATTCTCGGTCCAGCCCTTCATTCTGCACCGCCTTCGGTCGCCGTCGACGGCACCGGCACCAGGCGATATCCGCGGCCGCGCTCGACCTCGATCTTCCAGTCCTGCTTCGCCAGCTCGATCTTCTTGCGCAGCCGCGACACGACCACCTGCAGGACGTTGCTGGTCACGTGGCCGTGCACCTGGGCGTCGTACATCGCGGCCTGCGCATCGGCGTACGTCACCACCTGGTCGTGCTTTTCAGCCAGGTGCGTGAGAACGCGGTGCTCATACCTGGTCAAGGCCTGCAGCGCGTCGACCTTGCCTACCAGCTCTGCTGCACTCACCGGACACCGCCGGTGGCCAGAGCCAAGGCGCGCACGGAACCAGAATCCGCGGCCTGGGCTTCATGGGCGGTCACCTCGCGCGCTGCGTCTACCAGGGCCAGGGCGACAAGCCACCGGCTCGAATCGAAGCCATTGCGCAGGGAGGCCTGCAGATATGCGCGGCAGTCGGGCAGCTGGCCGGCCCGGTCAGCCGTTGCAAGGACCGCGATGGCGCGCTCGGCGCGGGCATCCCACTCGGGCTGGTCGCCCATGCTATAGACGGCCAGCGCCGCGCAGGTGCGAGCGTCGGTGACGGGCAGGGGTGCCTGCGCCTCGGCGGCGCGCGGATAGGTGCTGGCGGCGACGCCGGCGACGACCAGAGCAATGCACAACCAGTCGGTGCGGGTGACGAGCGGCGGATACCGCTTGGAATTCGTGGGTGTTGCGAGGGGTGCGCGCTGCTGCATGGCCTGCCTCCGGGAGTGGAAGGGGGCCTTCGGGTGCCGGGCGCACGAAACAGGGGGGATTCACGTGCCCGGCAACCCGAGGGCCGCCACTGGCTTTCGCCAGGCCGGTGTGAACCGGCGAGACAAGTAAAGCAATGCTTCAGATGGAAGTCAAGCAACGCTTTAGGAAAACATAGGCAAGTCTTGTGGACCGCGGCCTATGCTGGTCCCACGGAAAGGGGGACTCGTAGTGGACACGGACATCTCACTCATCATTTGGCTCGCCGTGGAACTTGTCTCTGGAGCCATCGGTCTGGCGATCGGGCACCGAAAGGGGAGGGGCGGCGCCGGATTCATCTGGGGAGCGCTACTGGGGCCACTCGGATGGCTGATCATCTTCATTGGACCCAGCTACACGGGACGTAAGCCAGCGCGCCGCGCGAACTGGTAGCGCAACGAATCACGTTGCGGGCGGAGCGAACGGCGAGCCCGCACCGGTTTGAGCACACAGCTCAATCTGACGCATGGTTTCAAGAAGTGCGTCGAGGTCATCCACAGGTAAATCTGCGAGCGAGTTGGCACGCACTCGGTCCAGTGCCATTGCAAGTGCCTCTTGTCCGTTGTACCAGGCGGCGATGCGCAAAATTTCCCGAACTGCTCGAGCGCGAGGCGAGGCGTCGAGCGTGTGCTGGACCGGCTCGTTGGCTGCGAAGAATTCATATTCCCGCTGGGCCGTGGCCTGGGCGGGTGAGAGTTCTTTGCGGCGTGGCGAGGCCTCCGCGATCAGCCGGCGGAGCTGCGATACCTTCTCGTTCATGGCTTCCCTGTGTGCGGCTTATGCCGCTGCGGCGCGGACGAACTGCAGCACTTTCGCCCTGGGTAAACCCTCAAGCAGCAGGTCGTGCACGAGCAGTGTGACCTCGGCATGCTTTGCGGGTGGCAGCATCAGCTCCTCTGTATCGAGGAAGTCCGCTACCAGCTGAAATGCCAGCTTCCACCGATCCAGTTGCACAGGCTGAGATTGCGTATCGGCGCTTTCTTCAACGACCTCGCGACCACCAGTCAGAAGCTCGTATCCGCTGAGATCCACCGCATGCGCTAAGCGAAAAATGGCCACTGCAGGAACTAGCTCGAAGGGCATTTCCTGAGAGGTGATTGAACGGATAAAGGACGCTGGTACCTCGGCCCGTGCGGAAAGGCCTTCTTCATCCAGGCCGGACATTTTCATCATCGATGACAGCCGATCCGCTAGCTGGGCACGCTCAATCCCGGCTGCGAAGTCAACGCGCCCCTCCTCCCCTGGCGCAGGGTTGGCGCCTTTGGAATCCCACCACTTCATTGTCCCTTCCAGGTTCGCCACGGTCTCGGCGAATCCGTTGTCCCTCAACGCGTCAGGCATGAAGTAGTTGAGGGATCTGCCAGTCAACTTGGCGAGCTTGGGTAGCTTTCGTTTATCGATCTTGCCCGTACGTATCCAGCCGGAGACCGCTTGCTCGGTCACACCGAATGCAGCCGCGATCGAGGCCTGCGAATGGTCGCTGGCTTCGATGGCGGTTCGGATGCGCTCCTTCATGACGGCGTTATCAAGCATTGGTTGATTCTGGGCCGCCGGCACAGAAAATGGCAGAAAGCGTCGCTTGTCTTCAAAAGCGATGCTTGCGCTTGAACTAAAGCGATGCTTTACTGTGCCGCATGAGCCCGATTGAACGAGCAGTGCAGGCGATTGAGGGCGGCCAAGCCGCACTCGCTGAGCGCCTTCAAATCTCACCGCAGCAAGTGAATCAGTGGGTCACCGGCAAGCGCCCGGTCCCTGCACGACATTGCCGTGCGATCGAGAAGGCCTGCGGTGGTGCCGTCACCGTGCACGAGCTCTGCAGCCCGGTCTTTGGCGATGCCCCGCCCGCCACCGACGCAGAGAGCGAGGCGGCCTGATCCATGGCCGCCACCGCCCACCCCTGCGCATCCCTGCGCCTCGCCGTCCCGGCGAATCCCTGTTTTCCGACGTCCTGTCGCGCTGTCCATGGCGCACAGCTTCCAGCTTGACCGAGCACACGTACATGACTCCCGATCTTCACACTGCTCGCGAACCCCGCTCGCGCACCGTCTTCCGGCACACCGAAGAGGCGTTTCGCGCCACCGGCATGACCATGCAGGCCTTTGCCAGCAAGGTCGCAGACGAGTACCAGGCGCGGGTCGCCGCGCCTGAACGCATTGTCGAGTTCCACGTTGGCACCACCGTGGACACGATCGTCAAGGCGGAGAAGGCGAACCTGCAGATCGTCACTCGCTTCCTCCGCGGCATGGTCAAGTTGCCGACCGACCTGGAAGAGAGCTGGATCGCAGCGCTGCCGCAGCCACACCGTGCCGACTGCGAGCGCGAGTTGGCACGTCGGTACGGCTTCCTTGGCGCCCGCACCCAGATGTCGGCAACCGCCGCGCGGACGCTCTGCACCGCGGCGCTGGCCATCGAGTTCGGCCACCTGCTGCAGGAAGTCGCTCAGGTGATGGCCGACAACCAGGTCTGCGCGGCCGATCTGCCGGCTCTGAACCGCGCCATGAAGGAAGCGCAGGACCTGGAGGCCGAGCTGGCCACCATGAAGGCCACCATCAGCAGCGCCATCCAGGAATTGGCACCGCGTGCCGCCGGCGCACCGTCTGTAAGGGCGATCGGGTGAGAGCGATGGCATCCATCGCCACCCTGCACACCGCTGTGCCTGCGATGGGCAGCAGCACAATGCGCAGCCTGGATTGGGTCGTGTCGCTGGTGAAGGTGCTCGAAGACCGTGAGGTTGAACAGGCCGAGATCTGCGCGCTGGTGCCTTACGCCTCGGTCGTGTTCTGGGCGCGTCAGCGCACCAGCACGATCGGCTGGAAGGACGTGAGCGAACGCTTCGGCGTTTGCCGCGCCACAGCCTACCGATGGTTGCCAGCCATCCGTCGCCTCAAGCGCAAGGACGGCCAGGCATGAGCATCAAGCTGATGCAGCTGGTCTGGGATGCGGACGTGCCCCAGAGCCGCAAGCTGGTGCTGTTGTCGCTTGCCGACCAGGCCAACGACGCCGGCGAATGCTACCCGCGTATCTCGACCATCGAGCGCCGCTGCAGCATGGGCCGCCGCACGGTGTTCCAGTGCCTTTCCGATCTGGAATCCGAGGGCTTCCTGACCCGCACCGAGATGTCAAACCAGCGCGTGCTGTTCCGCATCGATGAGCGACTGCTGCGCCAGCTCACCCTCGACGGGTGCGGATCTAGCACCGGTGCGAAATCTGCACCGGTGCAGAAACAGCACCAGTGCGAAAACGGCACAGGTGCAGTTGAGACACCGACCGGTGCAGATTCGGCACCGGACCGGTGCGAGATCAGCACCCGACCGGTGCGAGATCTGCACCCCTATAAAGCAACCCCCATTGAACCCAAAGGGAACCCAAATAGAACCCCCAATCCGCAAGGTGGCGCGCACGCGCTCGAGAGCGCCGACGGCGAGGTTGAGCAGCTGACAGCTGGCCAGGTGGTCATCGCGCTGCGTCGCAAGCACCGTCACCTGCGGATCAACGCCATGAATCCCCAGTTGATCGCTGCGGTGTCGGCAGGCACGCCGCTGTCGCAGTTCCTGGCCATGGCCGAGGCATATCCGGACATGTCCGCCGGCTACATCATCGCCGCGGCTCTGAGCCAGTTCCTGCAGGGAGATGCGCCTGAACCAGGGCAGCCCGCGCCGAAACCAGGCAGGCGCGGCGGTAAGCAGACCGGTGAGGCGTTGCGCCAGAGCAATCGGTCCGTGGCTGCGGAATGGTTGGAACAGGCCGGCGGTGACGCCCGATGATCGTCGCCGACCGCCCCCAGTTCGCCGAGCTCGTCACCGAAGTGCTGGCGATGTTCGACAAGTCGATCACCACCTTCGCGCTGTCCGTCTGGTGGGAGGCCTGCAAGCCTTTTCCGATGGAGGACGTGCGGCGCGCGCTGGGGCGCCACGTCACAAACCCCGAGCGCGGCCAGTTCGCGCCCAAGCCTGCCGACCTGGTCCGCGAGCTGCAGGGCACGGCCAGCGATCGCGCTGCCCGCGCCTGGAGCATGGTGCTGTCGGCCTGCAGCCGCGTCGGTGCCTACACCGACGTGGTGTTCGATGACCCGATCGTCCACGCGGTGATAGAGGACCTGGGCGGCTGGCCATCGCTGTGCCGGACCGAGTCCAAGAACCTGAGCTACACGCAGCATCGGTTTGCCACCGCCTACAGCGGGTACGTCAACCGTAGCGACCTGGGCGAGTACCCGAGGCGCCTGATCGGTGATCGCTCGCCGGATGCGCACTACGCGCTCTGCGGCCTGCCGGCGCCCCGGCCGGTGCTGGTGGGTGACCAGGCCCGCGCCCAGATGGTCCTGGCCAAGGGCAGCACCGCGCCGCGCCACTCTCCCACCAAGCTTGATGACGCCATGGCCGGCGCCGTTCAGCGCCTCTCTGACCACACGCTGGAGGACGTCGCCTGATGGCCATCGAGCCGCTGAATTTGCGCCCGTACCACCGGCAGCTGGTGCTGTGGACGCTGCACAACGCCGCCGACGCGATCAGCGCGTCCGAGATCGTGGACTGGGCCGGCGAGATCGCGCTGCGCGACGGCAAGGAAAGCCTGGACGGCTGGCAGGGCCCGCGCGTGGGGGGCCTGCTGAAGGAGCTGAAGGGCCAGGGCATCGTCACCGACCAGTATCGGCACAACCCGCGTAGCGGCCGCAGCGAACCGGCCTGGAAGCTGATCGGTGCGCAGGACCCGGACATGCCGTTCCCAAAGGCGCCCACGGCTGCCGAGTTGCAAGCCGCGGCGAAAGCCGAGCAGCTGGTCGGCCCGGAAGAGTTCGAGGCATTGGCCGAGGCCGCAGTGCGCGCCCAGGCATCGCTGGAAACCATGGGCGCCGCGCTGGGCGCGGTGCGCGAGGAGCTGGCCGGCCTTCGCACGCGCATGAGCAAGGCCCTGGCCAAGAGCCGCGCCGGTGGTACCGCATGACCGGGAAGCGCGCGTTGCGGTACGGATCCACCGCCGAGATGCCGCCAGGCATGCGCCGCCTGGTGGACGCCCAGGGAACTGCCGCAGCGCCGCGGCCGTACAAGCCTGCGCCGGCCGCCAAGCAGGGCGGCGATATGGCCACCGGCAAGACCGTGGCGCGCGCACGGCCGCGCCACGTGGCCGGCGAGATGAACAAGACCGAGGCCGCCTACGCCCAGCAGCTGGACGCGCGCATCGCCGCCGGCGAGGTGCTGTGGTGGAAGTTCGAGGCCATCAAGCTGCAGCTGGCCGAGAAGACCACGCTGACGGTGGATTTCTTCGTGCAGCTGGCCAACGGCGAGTTGGAAGCGCATGAGGTCAAGGGCCACTGGGAGGAAGACGCCAGGGTCAAAATCAAGGTGGCCGCGGCGATGTACCCGTTCCGCTTCCTGGCCATTCAGCGCGAGAAGGGCGGCAGCTGGAAGGTGGAGGACTTCGGTTGAGCGCGGCCGACTTCCTCACGCGCCCCGAGCGCACCTGCAGCCGGTCCCAGGGACGCGACGTGCGCGCGCTGGTCCAAGCAGATGGCGGCTGCTGCTACTGCACGCGCCGCGCGCGCCTGTTCGCAAGCGTCGGCCGCCTGGCCGTCTGCGGCCTCCCCACCCCCAAAGCATTCCCGGCATGCGTCAACAGCGCTGCCGGTTTCACCTTCGACGAGCCCGCATTTCGCGAGGCGCGTCAGAAGCCCATCACTGCATGACATGGACTCCCGACATGAATGACACGACCGCGCCGGCCGCCAAGCCGGAACCCAAGATCCTCACCCAGTTCCGCAAGGACATCGCCACCCACGAGATGGAGGTGGTCCTGGACCAGGGCATGCACCGCCACCTGCGGTTCAAGCGGCCCGGTACGAACAACTACCACTTCGACATCGTCACCTGGCCGGGCAATCTGGCCATGACCGGCGACATGGGCGCCTCGGTGTTTAGCCGCCTGCCGGACATGTTCGAGTTCTTCCGTCAGCCGGACCATATGCACGAAGGAGCCCACGGGCTGTACATCAACCGCAGCTACTGGTGCGAGAAGTTGGTCGCCAACGATGGCCCGGCCCGGGCTTACGACCAGGATCTACTAGCGCCGCTGCTCCGCGAGCGCTTCGAGGACTACATGTCCGGACAAGACCTGGACGGAATGGACCAGGGCCATGCGCTAGCGCAGGCGCTCTGGGAGCAGATTGAGGAAGACGTGCACGGCGACAACGCGCAGGAAGCGATCGTGTCAGCTGACGCGTTCGAACCCGCGGCGTGGAGCGACCACGGCCAGGCCTTCGAGGACTTCGCCTTCACTGACATGTGGGAGTGCGCGGGTCGCCTCGAGGATTACACGTACCACATGACGTGGCGCCTGTACGCGGTCGCCCACGCGGTGCGCGCCTATGACGAATGGAAGGCCCAGCACGCGCCAGCGGAGGCCCCCGCACATGCATGAGTTCGAGATTCGCCACGCCAGCATCTTCTCCGGCCTCGGCGCCGGAAGTAAGGGTTTCAACCAGGCACGGCCGGATATCGGCGCGGCGCGCGCGCGGTTTCGCTGCCTCGGTGGCATCGACAGCGATCCGGCAGCGATCCGCGACTTCGATCGCCTGACCGGCTCGCGTGGCACGGTCCTGGACCTGTTCGACCGCGACCAGTACCGCGCATTCCATGGCAGCGAGCCGCCGGCCAGCTGGAAGGAGGCGACCACCACCGATATCCACCGAGCGTTCAACAACGAGCGCCCGCACATCGTGTTCCTGTCTGCGCCGTGCAAGGGCTTCAGCGGCCTGATGTCGGAGACCAAAAGCCAGACGAACAAGTACCAGGCCCTGAACCGCCTGACCCTGCGGGGCATGTTCCTGGTGCTCGAGGCGTACCGGGACGACCCGGTAGAGATGTTCGTGTTCGAGAACGTACCGCGCATCGCCAGCCGCGGCCGTCACCTGCTGGACCAGATCACCGGCCTGCTGCGCGCCTATGGCTACGTGGTCAACGAGACCACGCACGACTGCGGCGAGCTCGGCGGCCTTGCCCAGAGTCGAAAGCGCTTCCTGCTGGTGGCACGCCACGTCGAGAAGGTGCCGCCGTTCCTGTACGAGCCTGTGCGCAGGCCGCTGCGCAGCGTGGGTGAGGTACTGGGCCGCATGGCGATGCCGGGCGACGTGGCGCGCGCTGGGCCCATGCATCGCATCCCGGCCCTGCAGTGGAAGACCTGGGTGCGCTTGGCGTTCGTCGAGGCCGGCAGTGACTGGCGCAGCCTCAACCGCCTGGAGGTGGAAGACGGCTGCCTGCGCGATTACCTGATCGTGCCCCAATACCACGGCGGGTTCTGCGGGGTTAAGCGCTGGGACGAGCCGACCGGCACCATCGCCGGCAACAGCGGTCCCACAAATGGCGCCTTCTCGGTCGCTGACCCGCGCGCTGCAGAGGGTGCGGCCCAGTACCAGCAATACGGCGTGCTGCGCATGGAGGACACCGCCGGCGCCATCATCGGGGTGAAGTCGCCAGGGCAGGGGACTTTCAGCGTCGCCGACCCGCGGCACCGCGGCCCGGCCAAGCACAACAACGAATACCGGATCGTGCGCTGGGGTGGTGCTGCAGGCGCCGTCACCAGCGCGCACAGCACCGGCCAGTGCGTGCAGGATCCCCGCCGCGACGGTCCGGCTTTCGCCAAGTACCCGGTCACCAGCTGGGGCGATGCCAGCCGCACGGTGATCAGCGGTAGCACGACCGGGCAGGGCGCGTTCGCGGTGCAGGATCCGCGTCCGGCCAACATGCGCACGAAGGGAGATGCCTACCTGACCAACGGCCACTATGGGGTCAATGCCTGGGACGCCAGCTGCGGCGCAGTAAGCTCGGCTGCTGGCCACGACAACGGCCGCTTTAGCGTCGCCGACCCGCGGCTGCCCGCCGGTACCGACAAGCTTGTGTGCGTGATCACTGCCGAGGACGGAACCTGGCACCGGCCGTTCACCACGCTAGAGCTGGCCGCGCTGCAGTCACTGGTCGACCCCGAGGAAAAGCTGGAGCTGGACGGGCTGTCTGACCAGGCCTGGCGCGAGCGCATCGGCAACGCAGTGCCGCCGGCCGCGGCGCGCGCGATTGCGGAAGAGATGGGCCGCACGCTGCTGCTGGCCTGGACCGGGCAGACCTTCGCCTTGGGCAGTACATCCATCTGGGTGCGGGATGTGGCCCTGGCCCTCACCCTGCCCGCGCAGGTGGTTCCATGAATGCGCCTCGTCGACCGTTGGTCCGGTACCACGGCGGGAAATGGATGCTGGCGCCGTGGATCATCGAGAACTTTGGCCCGCACCATACCTATGTCGAGCCGTTCGGCGGTGGGGGCTCGGTCCTCCTGCGCAAGCCGCGCGCCTACGCTGAGGTCTACAACGACCTGGACGACGAGGTGGTCAACCTGTTCCTGGTCGCACGCGATCAAGGGGAGCAGCTGCGCCGCGCGCTGGAGCTGACGCCATTCAGCCGCGTGGAGTTCGAACGCAGCTACAAGCCCAGCAAGGAGCCACTGGAGCGGGCCCGCAGAATGGTCGTACGGAGCTTCCAGGGTTTCGGAAGCGCGGCCGTGTGCGGCGAGAAATCGAGCTTCCGCAGCACATCATCCAAGTCCGGCACCACGCCAGCGATGGATTGGCTGAACTACCCGGCAGCGTTTGAGGCGGTCGTGGGACGGCTGCAAGGCGTGGTGATCGAGAACCGCGACGCCCTCGCAGCGATGGCGCACCACGACAGGCCGACCACCCTGCATTACGTGGATCCGCCGTACGTGCACAGCACCAGGTCGCTGAGGGTCAACCATAACGACCACCGGAAGTCCTACAAGCACGAGATGTCCGACGAGCAGCATGAAGAGCTCGCCGAGTTCCTGCAGACGCTCGCCGGCGGCGTGGTGCTGTCTGGCTATCCGTCTCCGCTGTACGAGCGCCTGTACCGCAACTGGCACCGGGTCGACCGCCAGGCGCTGGCCGATGGCGCGAGGCCCCGAATCGAGAGCTTGTGGATGAACCCGGTGGCTGAGCGTGGAATCTCGCAGGCGTCGCTGCAGCTGGCGGTGGTTGCATGAACGCGGTGCAGCCATTTCTGCTGGGCGAGGCGCCTTGGACGGAGATTCGCGACGGCCACCTGGCCGCGCTAACACTTTTTGGGCGGCACTACAGCGCACTGCCTTATAGAGATGGGAGAGACCGCCGGCGGTTTGTAGGTCCTGGCTTCCGCATGGTTCTGTTGACGCCTGATGCTCGGGCCCTGTTTTGCTGGCGCAAGTTCAAGAGCTTGGACCATCAGGAGGGCGTGAACTGCGCCGTGTTTCGGAACGAGGGTTCGTCCTACGGTCGCTCGAGCGACTTGATCACAGCAGCGATGGGCCTTGCCTGGACCAGATGGCCGGGCGAACGCCTTTATACCTACGTCAATGCAAAGCGGGTGGCCAGCCCCAATCCCGGTTTCTGCTTCAAGTCAGCGGGCTGGAGCAGGTGCGGCACGACTGCGACCCGCAAGTTGCACATCTTGGAGTGTCGCCCATGAAGCAGCGTCGCGAGCTTGGGCAATTCTTCACCCCAGAATGGGTAGCGCAGGCCCTGGTGGAGCGCTACTACCCTGACCTGGGCATGTGCGATCGCCTGGTCGAACCATCGTGCGGGGATGGTGCATTCCTGCGCGTGCTGCCGGACCACGTGCAGGTGGTCGGCGTAGAGATAGACCCAGACATGGCGGAGCGCGCCAGGCAATGCAGCGGCCGGCCCGTGGTGGTGGGCGACTTCGCCACGGCGGAGCTGCCGTTCTCGCCTACGCTGGTGTTGGGCAATCCTCCTTTCCGTCAGCAGACGATCCAGCAGTTCCTCGATCGCGCGTGGGAGCTGCTGCCCGATGAGGGCGGCGTGGGCTTCATCCTGCCGGCATTCGCCTTCCAGACATCGTCCACCGTCGACAGGTTGGCGCAGCGCTGGCACATGCAGCAGGACATGCTGCCCCGCAACGTGTTCCCCAGGCTCATGGCGCCGCTGTGCTTCGCGCGCCTCACCAAGGGCCGCAAGCGTGGCCTGGTCGGCTTCGCGCTCTACCATGAGGCGGCGGCCGTGGCACGCCTGCAGGCCCGGTATCGGGCGCTGCTGGCCCAGGGCGAGCGGTCAGTGTGGGCCGCGGTCACGCGTGCCGCCATGGAAGCGCTGGGCGGCACGGCCACGCTGCCCCAGATCTACCGCGAGGTGGAGGGTAGCCGGCCCACCACCAACCGCTACTGGCAGGAGAAGGTCCGCCAGACCCTGCAGCGCATCGCATACAGAACAGCCCCGGGAACGTGGGCCATCAGGCAGGCCGCATGAAGCGCCCGCCGGAGCCGAAGAAAGACCCCAACCCCGGTTATGAGCGCTCACTTCCTCAGGTGGTACGAACGAGGTCGGGTAAGGAAATAGTGTGGATCGACGCAATGGTGCTAGTGGAGCTGCGCGAGGAATACCGCCGCGCCGGGCTTAGCTGGCCAGGAGAAAGGACAGCTTGAACGCAATGCTCAAAGAGGTATCGACCGAGTCCATGACCGCGGAGCTGGAGACGCGCGGTTTTCGTGTGGTCCAGGCCGGCAAGCCAAAGCAAACGAAAGCGGAATGGGCACGCGGCAAGGCTGCAGAGGCGCGCGCTGAGGCGGTGTCGGCGAGATCTCAGGCCGATCTGCTGAGCGAGACGAGCAGTCGCGGCAGCTACGGCCGAGCCGCTGGGAAGGGTCGCCAGATAACCGCGCTGCTGCGCAAGGCAACGTCAAACGACAACCTGGCTGCCGACTGGGAAGCAAAGGCACAACGATACGAGGCATCAGGCGAATGACCACTACTCTTTCACGTGCGGCCCTTACCGATACGCACACCACCGAACGCCCCGATGTGCTGGAGCTTCTGGGGCGCCTGCTGGTGGGCAGCAGCTACAAGGTGCCAGTGGAGGGCAGGGGATCGAAGCCAGGCTTGCAGCCGGCGGACATCGCTGGTGCTGTCGGAATGATGCAAGACCCGTTGGCGCGCGAGGTGGCGCTGTCGGTGGCTCAGCGCCTGGACGAGCGGCAGTGCGCTCCGCAGATCGTGCATCTTGCGTATGCCCGCGTTGCCTATGTGGTCGTGCGCATGCGCCCACGCGCGCTGGACCTGAAGGACCCCGCCGACTGCCACCGCTTGCGACTGGTCATCTACGACGCCGCTGCGGCGCTGGTGTGGCCGCATCGTAGATCGCCGGCGGCTAGCCTGGCCAAGGCCGCAAAGATGCGGAAGGACTCCTACTTGCGCAGCCACAAGGTGGCGACAGCTGTTTTGCAACAATCGCTCGTCGAAGCTAGTTCCACGCTGCGGCGCAATATCTTTGGCGAATAAAACCAGCGTTAGATTTCTGGTAGCCTGCTTTTAATTAATCGCCGAGGGGACGGCATGAAAAGCAATTCGATCTACCGCTATTATGCATTTGGATTCAATTATTACATTTTGCTAAACAATTCTTTTTTGGGTAAGCCTATAACGCAGGCAATAATAGATATTGACAAGTTTTTTGACAAACTTACCGAGCTCGATTTGCCGGTAACTACGCTGGCGGCATCTGATCTTCGCAAGGTACGAGATCGGCTTGAAGAGCATGACGAAAAGAGCGTTCCTGAGGATCTTTCTACCGCTATAAAGAAAGCGGTATCAAAGCTTGACGTCACTCTTGATGCTGAAATTCAGCTAAGGCGTGCATACATCATGACCAAGAAGAGATTTCCACTCGAGTCTCTCACTAGCTCTGCTGAAGACCTTTTAGCTAAAGGTGTATGGGATCGGTTGTCGCTGAATGCAAAGAAGGACTTCAGGCTGGCTGCACGATTGATAGCGCTCAGTCAACCAACGGCAAGTGCATTTCATCTAATGCGTTGTCTCGAGGAGTGTGTTCGATGCCTCTACTATGCGTTTAAGAAGCGCGACCGGATGGACAAGCCGATGTGGGGCCCGATGACAGCCCAGCTCAGGGCGAAAAGAGCTCCGAAGCCTTCCGAAAAGCTGCTCAGCCACTTGGATGGAATGAGAGTTCACTTCCGAAATCCCACGCAGCATCCGGAAGCCTTCTACACGCTGGATGAAGCACAAGACTTGTTGAGCCAGACCGTCGTCGCTATCAACATGGTGTGGGCAGAGATCCCAGCTTAGTCTCCACCTGTGGCAGGTGTGGAGCCAAAAAACCTCCACACCTGACCCACAGTTGCGGCCGGAACCACGAATAGGTTCAAATCCCCAGCGTGCAGAGTTGCCTGCTTAACGGCGACTCGATGATTAAGGCCATTGCCAACCCGCGGTCGGGAGCCGATGGGGGAAGCGATGGCCTTCTTGTTTGCGGCGTAGAGCAATTTGGCAGCTCGCCGGGCTCATAACCCGGAGGTTGCAGGTTCGAGTCCTGCCGTCGCTACCAATCGCGGGCTTGGCCGAGCGGTCAGGCTGCGGCCTTCCAAGCCGTCCACGCCAGTTCGATCCTGGCAGCCCGCTCCAATCCGGCCCGCCGTGAGGCGCCCCGTACCTAATCCCTGGAGTTGCACATGGCCCTGCTGCCGCTGCCGATCGCACCGGAAATTGCCGTCACGCGCATCATCCGGCCGGCGCTGGCGCTGCTGCCGTCGCGCCTGACCAGTGACCCGGCTGTCGTGCTGCTGCTGTGCATCATGTTGCAGGAGTCGGCGCTGAAGTACCGCTGGCAGGTGGTCGACCTGAATAATCCTGAGCGCAAGGGTCCGGCGCGCGGGCTGGCGCAGTTTGAGCTGGGCGGCGGCGTCAAGGGCGTCTGTACGCATGCCGCCAGCCGCGCTCCGGCCGCGGACTTGTGCGCGCGACGTGGCGTCGCCTTCGAGCAGCGGGCCATCTGGGAGGCGCTGGACGATGATGACCTGCTGGCCGCTGGCCTGGCGCGCCTGCTGCTCTTTACGGATGCGCAGCTGCTGCCGGCGATCGGTGCGGTTGAGACGGCCTGGCGGTACTACCTGCGCGTGTGGCGCCCTGGCGTCTACACCAACGGGGGGGCGGCCAAGCGCGCGGAGCTGCGTGGCAAGTGGGAGCGGAACTACGCCGTCGCGCGTGCCGCGCACGATGCGGTGGAAGCGTGAGCGCCGGCACCGGCCGCACCCTGCTGGGAACCGTCAGCCTGGCCAGCATCCTTGCCGCGCTGGCCCTGCTGTCGGCGCACTCGGCTGATTTGGACTGGCTGATCGCCTACGTCCACCGGCTGACAGCTACGGCGCCGCTGGGTTTCTGGACGGTCCTGCTGGGCATGCTGATCGGCTGGGTGGTGATCATCCGGATCAACTGGATTCCGTCCGAGTGGCTGCCAATGACGCGCCGCGGGCAGATGGCGGTCGCGCAGATGGTCGGATCGGTCGCGACGTTCGGCGTGATCTACCTGTGGTGGGACAACCACGTCAGCGCGCTGGTCGCGCTTCTGTTCGGCCTGGCCGCGCCATTGAGCCTGTCCTGCGTTCTGGCAACCCTCGAACTTCTGCCCTGCGCCATCACCCGGCGCCTGGCTGCGGAAGTTAGGGGCGACCCGAAGGAACCGAAGTGATGCCGTTGTCCGGGATCGACAAACAACAAGAGGAGCGGCGCCTTGCCGCGCCCGAAGGCCGCCGCGGTGGCCGCAAAACGGACAGGGAACGAATGAACCAGCAGGCATCAGACCTGACAGACGAAACGCTGGCCAAGGCTCAGAGCAACGGGGTCATCAAGGCCGAGACGCTGCTGAAGGAGTTCTGGCCGCACAACGAAATCCCACATCTGGGCCCGGACAACGTGGAGCGCGTGGGCTTTGGGCATGCGCTGAAGAAGATCCCCCAGCCGGAGGAGATCTCGCTGCGGCAGTTGGAGCTGAGGCTCAAGGGCATCGCGGCGGAGCTGGAACCTCGCATCTTCACCCTGTTGGCGCTGCAGCCAGGCGCGGAAACGAAGATCGGCTACCTCTACGCCATCGCCGACATCCTGGAGCTGGCCGTCATGGACCCCTGGGACGAGCTCTGGGCCGCGGCCAACGCCGGCGACTGGCACACCGTCTCGCTGCTGCTGGTGACGATCACTTGGCGCGCAGTGGACGGCGACAAGGTGGAGCGGCGCATGGCCGCAGGAAACCTCATTTTCGCGCTGCGAGAGGCCTGACCATGAACCGCATCGCCTTGGGTGCACTGATCGTCGTGCTGCTGGTAGGCGCCGGATTCGGTGCCGGCTGGGCGTGGCGCGGCGACCGGGCGGTGACCGTGCAGGCCACCAACACCGCCACCGGCGCAAAGGCTGAGGCAACCGCCCAAGCTGCCGCGCGCACCCAGGAACAAAAGCAGGGACTGGCCACCCAGGCCGCCGGCGACAGCGCGGACAAGCGCGAGGAGAAGATCAATGCGGACTACGACGCCCGGCTGGCTGCTGCTCTTGCTGGTCGCGATGCTGACATTGGCCGGCTGCGCCAGCAGTGGGAAGCAAGCACCGCCACCGCCCGTCTGTCCAGTGATGCCGGAATTGCCGCAGCAGCTGCTGAAGCGGACCGACTACGCCGGGCAGGTGCGGCGCGAGTTCTACGAGCAACCGAGCTCGCCCAGTCCGAGCGAGACGAAGCCATCGACCGATACGAAGCGGTCAGAACCGGAAGGGAAGTGAAGCCATGAAGCACGATTCCCGCGAACATGAGACCGAGGCCAAAGGCCTGAATGCGCCTCGCATCAAGCGGGCTGACCTGGAGGCTGAGATCGCGGACGACATGTTCCTCTGTGGCATCGACGGCCGGCTGACAATCTGCGTGCTTCGACTCAAGAATGGATACCTGGTGACAGGCGAGTCGGCAGCTACCCACGCCGACAACTATGACCAGGCGCGCGGAAAGCTCGTGGCCCGCGCGAATGCAGTAGAGAAGCTTTGGTCGCTGCTCGGCTTCCGCCTGCGTGACCAGTTGTCGATGCCGGCAGTCACAGTCAATGAGCGAGAAGCCACGCACTACTGCACTGAATGCGGCGCGCTCTGGTGGGATCAGCAGACCGCGTGGTCGCTGGTCTCAAGGCATTGCGACAAATGTTGTGACAACGCCCCGATGGGCGATCAGATCAAGCCGCTGCCCAGGCCAGGCGCACCGGCGTGAAGACAAATGTTAATTTGGGACGGTCTTGCGGTTCGTTCATGAACATGAATGGACGCCGGGGGCCCCTGGCCGACCGGTGAGGCAACCGCGGGGGCGAACCGGCGCGGTTCTCGAGAATTTTTTGGATCTTCATGGTCCTCCACCACAGGTGGCACTTCACAGCTGTTTCCAAGGGGTTTGGCGCTGCGCACGCTGCGCATAGGTGAGCATGGGCGACGTCAGCGCATTCCAGGCCGGGTGGTCCATCGCCCGCCTCGCCGACGAGTTCCGGATGGACCGGCGCACGGCTACAAAACGGATACGGGAAGCTGGCGTCGCTCCGCTCGGCAAGCGCGGCGGCCACGACGTGTATCGCCTCGCCGATGTGGCGCCAGCACTGGTCGACGCGCTGCCAGATGGCGACGGCGAAGAGGGGGTGATCGATCCCCACAACCTGCCGCCCACCGATCGGCTGAAGTGGTTTCAGTCTGAGAACGAGCGGCTGAAGCTCGAATCGAGCATGGGCCTGCTGGTGCCGGCTGCGGAGGTAGAAGCCCGGTTCGCCGAGCTGGTCAAAACAATCGTGATGTTCATGGACACGCTGCCGGACGTGCTCGAGCGAGACGTCGCGCTGTCGCCCAAGCAGGTACAGGCCGCGCAAGACAGCTGCGACCGGGTCCGGCAGAAGATGTTCGAACAGGTGGTCGATGGCGACGTTCGCGACAGCGCGTGAGGTGATGCTCGGCACGGCCGAGATGATCCGCCCGCCGCGCCGCGTGCTGGTGAGCGACGGCGCCAAGGCGCTCGAGGTCGTCAACTCGTCGGGCAGCATGGGCCCGTGGAACCCCGAGGTCAGCCCCTACATGGTGGCGCCGCTGGATCTGACGGCCAGCCGGCTTTACGAGGCGGTGGTGTTCGTTGGGCCGGCGCGATCGGGCAAGACCATCGCGCTGATCGACGGGCGCCTGGCTTACACGATCACCTGCAACCCGTCCGACACCCTGATTGTGCACACCAGTCAGTTGGGTGCCGAGGACTTCAGCAAGACACGAATCAGCCGCGCGATCCGCGAGAGCCCGAAGCTGCGAGCCAAGCTCAGCACGCGCGGTCACGACGACAACGTGCTGATGAAGATCTTCCGGCACGGCATGGTGCTGCGCTTGGGTTGGCCATCGCTGTCGGTGCTTTCGAGCAAGGACATCCACGACGTCCTGATGACGGACGTGGACAACTTCACCGGCGACATGTCGATCGATGAAGCGTTCGGCGCGGCGCTCAAGCGCACGCAGACGTACATGTCGGCGGGCATCACTGTCGCCGAGTCGAGCCCAGCCAAGGACTACACCGACGGCAAGTGGAAGCCTGGGACGTCGCACGAGGCGCCGCCGGCGCCAGGGATCAGCGCGCTGTACAACCGCGGCGATCGCCGCCGCTGGTACTGGCCATGTCCGGAGTGCAAGCAGCCCTTCCAGGCAGTGCCGGGGCTGGACCAGTTCCTGCTGCCGCCGATGGAGGAGCTCAAGGAGCGGGTGTTGGTGGACAACACCCTGGCACTGGCCAGGCGGTTCTCGATCCTTTATTGCCCGCACTGTGGCAATGGCATCGAGCAGCAGTGGAAGAAGGAAATGAACGCCGCCGGCCGCTGGGCTGGCGAGGGGCAAGTTGTTTATCCGGACGGATCGGTGGAAGGAACGCTGCTCGAGAGCAAGACGGCCAGCTTCTGGCTTGGCGGCTCGGCGGCGGCATTTCAGTCGTGGGAATCACTGGTCGAGCGATACCTGCAGGCGCTGAAGTCTTACCTGTCCAACGGCGACGAGAAGGCGCTGAAGACCACGACCAACGTGGACCAGGCGCTTCCGTACATCCCGATGTCAGCCAGGTCGGAGGTCGATCCGAACGACATGCAGCAGCGTGCCGAGGACTGGCCCATGGGGCTGGTGCCGCGTGGCGCGCGCTTTTTGACCGCCACGGTCGACGTGCAGGGCAACCGCTTTGTGATTCTCGTGATGGGCTGGGGTGTTGGCGTCACCGGCGCGCTGGAGCGTTGGGTGGTGGACTGGTTCACCCTGCGCACTTCGGCGCGGCCGGACGGCTCGGGCGGCTTCCTCGGCCTGGAGCCGGCAAGCTACCTGGAAGATTGGGACCGTCTGGTCGACAAGGTCATCCAGCGCCGGTACCAGTTGCACGACGACAGCGGCCGCACGATGCCGGTGCGTGCGGTCGGCATCGACTGGGGCGGCAAGGCAGGAACCGCGCCGCGGGCGCTGGAGTTCTGGCGCAGCCTCAAGGCTCGCAGCCTGCACTGGCGCGTGCGGCTGCTTAAGGGTGATGGCAACCGGAACAAGAACGGCCCTGTCCTGCGCGAGACCAGGCCAGACGCCAGCAAGCGAAAGGACCGCAACTCCGGCTCGGCTGGCGACGTACCGCAGTTGCTGCTCAACACCAACCGGCTGAAGGACACGGTCGCGGCAAACACCGCGCGTGCCGAGCCGGGCGTCGGCTTCTACCACTTCCCGGAGTGGCTGCCGACGAGCTTTTACGACGAGCTGACCGCGGAGACGCGGCTGCCGGACGGCTGGAAGAACCTGACCAATGCGCGCAACGAGGCCTTCGACCTCAGCGGCTACAACGAAGCGCTCGCGCTTTGGCTGAAGGTGCCTGCCGTCAATCTCGCCAACCCGCCCAGCTGGGCGGCCGATTGGGACAACAACCCGGACGTCGTGCACGGCGGCGCCGCGCCGGTGCCTAAGCCGCGCGCTGTCAAGCGCCGTCGCGTCGTCCGCAGCAACTATTTGGGGCGGTAACTCATGGCATTCACGCAGGACCAGGTGACGGCGCTGGAAGCAGCGATCGCGACGGGAACGCTGCGCGTGAGCTATGCCGATCGCGAGGTCCAGTACCAGAGCTTGAGCGCCATGCGCGCGCTGCTGAGGCAGATGCGCAATGAGCTGTCGCCTCAGCCTGCCGGCGGAAAGCGTCGCCGCGGCCTGGTGCGCCTGACCCAGACGGGGACCGGACTTTGAACGCTGAAGTCGCCATGCCGCTGCCGGCCTTCCGCGCCTCGGGGAACGGCCGCCGGCTGAAGATGTTCCTGGCCAGCACGCTGGGCCCAAACGCCGCGCAGCTCTATGGCAAGCAGACGGTGCTGGCTCGCGCGCGGCACTTGGCGCGCAATGATCCATGGGCCGTCGCCGCGCTCAACAAGTCGGTCAGCAACGCGATCGCCACGGGCATCCAGGCCAAGCCGGTCTGGGGCACCCCGGAGCACAAGAAGGCAGTGCAGAAGTGGTGGAACAGCTGGATGAAAGTCAGCGACGCCGACGGCGTCCTGCACTGGTACGCCCAGCAGGCACTGGGATACCGCAGCTGGAAGGAGGGCGGCGAGGTCTTCATCCGCCTCCGCTACCGCCGACTGAGCGACGGCCTGCCGGTTCCGTTGCAGGTGCAGCTGATCGAATCGGAGCAGTGCCCGCAGCACTACTACGCAACGCTGAACAACGGCAACGTGATCCGGCGCGGTATCGAGTTCGACAGGATCGGCCGCCGCGTCGCCTACTGGATGTATCGCACTCATCCGGGCGACATGGAGCCGGGCGTGGTCAACGCCGGCGAGCTGCTGCGCATTCCCGCCGAGCAGATCCGCCACCTTTATCGGCCGTCGCGGCCTGGCGAGATTCGCGGCATGCCTGCGTCGGCGTCGGTCATCGTGCGCATGTTCAACCTGGACCGCTTGGATGATGCGGTGCTGGAACGTCAGGCGATCGCAAACCTGTTCGCTGCCTTCTACACCCAGAAGACGGCCGTCGAGAGCGACGATCCGAACAGAGATCCGGTCGACAGCGTCGTGTCCGAGATGGAGTCGGGCACCGATGAGAACGGCGACCCCCTGGCTGGCCTGGAGCCTGGCACCGCGCAGGAGCTGCCTCCAGGTTACGACGTCAAATTTAGCAACCCACCCGACGCAGGCAACAACTACGCGGAGTTCCTGCGCGGGCACCTGATGGCGATAGCCGCTGCGCACGACATTCCCTATGAGGTTCTGACCGGCGACCTGCGCAACGTCAGCGACCGCGCGCTGAAGCTGATCCTCAACGAGTTCCGCCGGGTGATCGAGGCGGACCAGTGGCTCTACCTGATTCCGCAGATGTGCCAGTTCGTGCGCGAGGCCTGGTACGACCAGGCGGTGCTGGCCGGCCGCCTCGACGTGCCTGGCTACGCCGAGCTGCGCGAAGAGGTCACCGAAACGCTGTGGGTGCCGCAGGGCTGGCCCTGGTCCCACCCCGTGCAGGACGTACAGGCCGAGAAGCAGGCAGTCCGCGCTGGCTTCAAGTCGCGCCGCGCAGTGGTTCTGTCGTCGGGCGAGGATCCGGAAGAGGTCAACGCGCAGATCCAGCAGGACAACGCCATCGCCGATGCCGGGCAGCTGGTGTTTGACAGCGACCCGCGGCGCACCAACAGCAGCGGGGCGGCCAAGGCCACCGGCGATGCCGCCGACCGCACCACCGATGAAACGGAGCAACCATGAACAAGCCCACCCTGCTGGCCAGGATCTTCGGCCGGAGCAAGAACCCCGTCGTCGCCTCGCTGGCCAGTGCCGCGCTCAACCGCCCCCTACTGGTACACCAGGGCATGGGGGAGGCGCTGATCAGCTCCTATCTCCATGCCGATGTAACCAGCGCGGATACGGAACTGGGCACCGGCCTTTTCAACATCGCAGATGGATCGGCCATGGTGGTCGAGGCTGCAGCCGACGGTTCGCTCTCGCTGCCGATCTCTGGCGACGAGACCGATAAGCCCGGTGGTCTCTTCGCGGTAATCAATATCAGCGGCGGCTTAGTCAACCGGCCGATGCCTGGCCCCAGCGGCGGCGGCCCGCAGAGCTACGTGGCGCTGCGCGACGCTTTCGACGACGTGATGGAAGATCCGCGCGTCGAGGCTGTGGTGCTGCGCATCGAGTCGCCTGGTGGCATGGCTTCTGGAAACTTCGACCTGGTCGACAGGATCTTCGCGCGGCGCGGCGAAAAGCCGGTGCACGCGCTGGTGGACGACTATGCCTACTCGGCAGCCTTCGCCATCGCCACTGCCTGTGACCGCATTTGGATCAGCCGCACCGGCGGCGTGGGTTCCGTGGGCGTGGTCGGCTACCACATCGACTGGAGCAAGGCTGCCGAAATGAGCGGCGCCAAGGTCACTGCGATCTATGCCGGCGCCAAGAAGGTCGACTTCAGCCCTCACTTCCCGCTGAGTGAATCGGCCAAGGAAGACGCTCAGCTGGAGATCAACGGGCTCTATTCGCTATTCGCGAATACCGTCGCCCGCAACTTGGGCATGAACGTAGACGCCGTTATCTCGACGCAGGCCGGCACCTACAACGGACAGGCCGCGATCGACATCGGCTTCGCCACCGACCTGGGCACATGGGACGATCTGGTGAGTCATTTGGGCGCGCAGAACGCAAAGGCACCGGCGACCCCGGGCGATGATGACGATGGTGGCGACCAGGCGCAGGCAGAGGTTCCTGTAGACGGTGAGCCTGGCGCCACCGTGTCCACGATGTCGGCTGCCCAAGCAACGCCTACGGCCGTATCCGCTGTGCCATCGCCGGCCGAGATGGATGCCGCCTACCAGGCAGCTGTCCTTGAGGCCGACATCCCCGCCGACATCACACGCGCGCTGCAGCGCCGCGGCCGCCTCGACCAGGACGCGCCCACCGCGTTGGCGTATGCCCAGGGCGTCGTGGATGCCTGCGCGGCCGGCGGCCTGCCGGAGATGGCAGCCGACTACATCAAGACAAACACCGACATCTCCCAGGTCCGCAAGCAGTTGGCCGCGGCCAAGGCTGAGGACCAGGAGATCGTCACCGCACTTCCGGCGGACGCCGCCGCGAAGCAGGGCCTTGGCGCTAATGCCAAGACCCTCAATCCCGCCTCCATCTACGCAAACCGGAGACCTTAAAAATGGAGCTGAACACGAATGGCGTCCGCACTGGCGCATTTCTTCTGTCTGAAGCGAACGGCCAGCGGAGCCGTGAGCTGATCATCATCCCAGGCGGACAGGGCAAGCTCTCCGCCGGCACCTTGCTTAACACCGACAACGAGGTTGCAGACGACTTCAACGAGGCCATCAAGGTGCTCTACGACTTCGTCGATACCGGGGAAGCCCCTGAGGAAGGCGAGACCGCACAGCCGGTGAAGGGCGTAGCCATCAACTACGACGCCGAGGTACATGGCGAGCTGTTGATCTGGCCGGAAGGCACCTCGGACGACCAGAAGCTGATCGCTGCTAACACCCTCGACGCTGCTGGCATCGTGACGCGCTGGACCCAGAAGCCGGTCGCCTCGGGGGACGCGCACCACATCGAGTTCATCAGCTATCCGGGCTCGGCGACGGCCGGCGCTCCGGCGGGCGATGTGGTTGCGCACGTGAAGGACATCTTCGGAAGCCTGGTCACGGGCAGCACGGCTTCGGTCACGCTGACCAAGGGCACTGGTCCGGGCACCCTCACCGGCGGCGGCGCGAAAGCCGCAGTCGAAGGTGTTGTGACCTGGCAGGGAGTCAGCTTCAGCGCGGCTGGCACCGTCACGCTCAGTGCGGCCGCTTCCGGCCTCACTTCCGCAGTCTCCGGCGACATCACGGTCGCCGCGGCTTAACCCACGCCAGGTAACTGGCTCCCGCATCCAGCCCCGCTTCGGCGGGGTTTTCATTTCCAGAGAGGACAGAACGATGGATCTGCAGGAACTGGTCAACAACGGCGTGCTGAGCGCACCGCAATTGACCGCAATGATCAACAACCTCCCGCGCACGCCGACGCGCTTGGCTCAGATGGGACTCTTCCAGGAGCAGGGACTGCTGGGCACCGACGTCCTGACCGTCGGAATCAAAGATCTGAAGCTGACCCTGGTCCCGAACGTGCCGCGCGGCGCGCCGGCACAGCCGAAGACGCTGAAGCCCGGTGATTTCGAGGTCTTCAAGGCCGGGCACCTGCCGCAGCGCTCCACAATCTTGGCCGATACGCTGAAGAAGGCGTTCGCGCCGGACCTCGATCCGACCCAGGGCACCCCTGAGCGCGTCGTGAGCAACTATCTCGAAACGCACCGGCGCGACAACGACTACACGATCGAGTATCACCGGATCGGCGCCCTGAAGGGCCAGATCATCGATGCCGACGGTTCGGTGATCCTCGACCTGTTCAAGAAGTTCGGCGTTGAGCAGATCGAGATGTCGATGGGCCTGAACGTCGCGACCAACAAGATGCGAGCCAAGGTCTTGGCCATCAAGCGTGTGATCGAGGCACAGCTGGGCGGCGTGCCGTACACCGGCATCCACGTGTTCACCGGCCCCGACTTCTTCGACGGTTTCACCGGGCATTCCTCGGTCGAGAAGGCCTACGACCGCTGGCAGGATGGTGCGGCGCTGCGCGATGATAACCGTACCGACTTCCGTATGGCGGGCGTGATGTTCGAGGAGCTGCCGGGCGGCTTCGGCGAAGACAAGCCATACATCGCGCCGGATGAGGCGATCGCGTTCCCCGTCGGTGTGCCGGATCAGTACATCACCCGCTTCGCGCCGGCGGACTACATGGAGACTGTCACCGGCGAGGGTCTGCCGTACTACTCGAAGTCGCGTCCCTTGGACTTTAACAAGGGCGTCGAGATCGAGTCGCAGTCGAACCCGATCAACTTGAACCTGCGGCCGCGCACGGCCATCAAGCTGAAGAAGTAAGCCAGTGCCCGGCCGGCTCAGGCCGGCCGGGCCAGAGGTCAGAAATGTCCCAACGAGAATTCATGCGGCAGATCGACGCGCAGGTGTTCGTCGGCCTGCAGCGCGCTGGCCTGGCCGAAGTCGGCTTCTTCAGCGCCAATCCTGGTGCAACCCCACCGGTCGAGCGAACGCCATGCCGCGCGTACGTCGATCGCGACGTGCAGACAGTCGGCGAGACCCAGCAGCGCATCGTCGGAAACGTCGAGATCAGCTTCTTCCTGCAGGACTTCGTGCCGCGGAAGGACCTGGTATTCGAGGTGGACGGCGACACCTACGTCTGCCAGAAGCGGATCCGAGACGACGGCTCGCTCAGCCGCTGGGCGGTGATCCGTGGCTGAGGACTTTGAGCCAGCGAGTTGGCAGCTGATGTTGTTCATCAAGGAGCGCGTGCAGCTCATCCAGGGCGACGGCTTCCGGACCAGCCTCGGAGCTGGCCTGATCATCCTGGACGACAGCGAAGTACCTGAAGATCCCGAGTTGCCGGCCACCATCATCGAGGCCGGTGATGCCAACGCCACCAGCAGCAGCGGTGTGCACGTCCGGTCGGAGATTGACGTCACGGTCGAATACAGCATCCCGCGCGGGCAGGGAACGCCCAACCCGAAACTCCAGGCGCACCGCGCCCGGGCTGACCTCATGAAGGTCCTGCTGGTGAAGGACAAGATCCTTCCGCGTTTCGTCACCGGCCTTTCCATCGTTTCCGCCTCGCTGGGCAGCTCTGCTGACCAGACCCAGGGCGTCTCTTATGTCATCGCTCAGGTCACGGTGCGGGCCGGCCTGGTCGACATCACGCCTCCCGCCAATTCCTAACAGGAGATACACACCATGGCAGCCCCCAAGGTCCGCCAGTTCGCCGGCGACTTCCGCATGTGGCGGAAGGAGAACGGCCAGCTCGTTCCCGTCATCCCCGATGAAGCCGATCCCAACGGCAACCAGCCGGTCGAAACCGACGCCGCCACCTTCAGCTATGAGGCTGGCGACGAAACTCGTGTTGTGTCCAAGCGGCTTGGCGCGCGATACAACCAGCCGATCTACTCGGACGTGCTCCCGGGAGTCACCAGCCTGTCCCTGACGCTGCTGGAGATTCCCACTGCCATCTTTGCGCGCATCCTGTTCGCCAACCTTGCCGACACCTCGGTCACCGCCGGCACCGCTGCAGACGTCGAGTACACCGTCCCGGTCAGCGGCGCGCCTGTGCAGCTGCCGCACCGCTTCATCAGCAGCCTGGTCGTGAAGAAGGGCGCCGCTACCCTGGTGGCCGGCACTGACTACGTGAACAACGCCGACCTTCTGCGCCGGGGTCAGATCCAGCTGATCGCTGGCGGCGACCTGGAGCCTGGCGACGAGATCGATGTCAGCTACAGCTACCCGGCCGTCACCAGCACCCGCTTCCTGGGCGGTGCAACGCCGTCGGAAACCTTTTACATCACCGGCGACATGCAGGACCGCATCAGCGGCGAGCGTGGCGAGCTGACGGTGTACGAGGTGAAGTTGTCGGTGGATGGCGACGTGGACTGGCTCTCGGCCGAGCCGATCAGCCCGGTTTTGACCGGCGAACTGGTCGTGCCGGACGGCGCCCCGGCGGCGTACACGTTCGACTCGTACAGCCAGGCCGCGTAACCCCCGACTGGCGCAATGCCAGTCCTCGCCGGCGGCTACTTCTTGCCGCCGGCACATCTTCTTCACCCCTTGGATGATTCATGGCCGATTTTGGTGGCAGCTCTCTGCGTGGGCGCGCCAACAGCGTCGCGCTGGCCCGCATCGCCGCTCGCCTGAACGGGCTAAGCGATAAGGCGATCGACGCAGCCGATAAGCGCGCGCTGGTCACGGTGCGCCGTCGCACAGAGCCCACGGTCAAAATGGCCATCCGAGAGGTCTACAACGTGCCGGCGCGCGAGCTGTCCGGCAAATTCAGATTGCGCAACGGCAGTGATGCCAATGGCCAGTACCTGGAGCTGCACGCTGCGACCAAGCGCGTGCCGCTGATCGAGTTCGCAGGCCGTTGGAGTGGCCGCAAAAGCGAGGGCGCTCGCGCCACGATCCTGCGTGGTGGAACCAAGCTCTACAAGTCGTCGTTCATCGCAACGGTGGGCGGCCAGCGCGAGATCGTGGCGCGGCAATTCTCCAACGACAGCAATTCTCCCTCCGGACGCCACCCGCGCTCACACCTCCAGCGCTTGCGTGGACCAAGCCCCCTTGAAATGACCCGCGGCATCGATGGCCAGAACGCGCGCCGCATTGGCGCCGAGATGGCCGAGTTCGCCGCCACCGAGCGCGTGCGCCAGCTGCAGCTGGCCAGGAAAGGAAAGCTCTGATGGCCAGCAACGGCAATGTATTTGAAGAGGTCCTGCGCCTTGTCCTGGAGACCCAGGGCCAGGAAGCCCTGGACAAGCTGCGTGTTGCGCTCGCTGACGTGGGGGATGTCTCAGATGAGACCGTCGCCCAGACTGGCAAGTTGATCGATGGACTGGCCGAACTCAACCGGCAGGCAGGCGCTGCTGCGCAATTCGATGCGCTGAGCGAGTCCATCGGGCAGACCGAGGCCAAGCTCGAGGAGGCCCAGAAGCAGGCCTACCAGCTGACCCTGGCGCTGGGATCGACCGAGAAGCCGTCCCGCGAGCTGCAGCGTGCCCAGGCGGCTGCCAAAGCCGATGTCGAAAAATTGGAGAAGGCGCTCGCCAGCGAGTGGGCGACGCTCCTCAAGATGGAGGCGGGCCTGCGCGAGGCGGGCGTCGACACGCGCGACCTCGCCTCGCTGCAGGACAACCTACGTAGGCAGATCGGCACTGCTTCTGCTGCGGTCGAGCGTCAGGCCAAGGCCGTGCAGGACGAAGCGGCCGCCTTGGCGCAGCTCAAGCAGCGCGTGGCGGATGGCGACGAGCAGTTCCGCAAGATGGCGCAGACCAATCGGGCTGCAGCAGACTCGCTTGAGGCCTACCGAGCGCGCGCTGCTGCCGCAGATACCCAGACACGCAAGCTCGCTGACGGCGGCCGCATCGTCGAGAGCACGCTCGGCCGACTGCGCGGCGTGCTGGCTGGTCTGACCGGCATCCTGTCGATTCAGGGGGCAATCGAGGGAACCAAGAACATCCTTGGCCTCGGTGATGCCGCCGAGCGTGCGCGTAAGCGGCTCGACCGCTTGTATGGAGCCGGCAACGGCCAGCAGGCTTTCGACCAGATCCGGCAGCTGGCGCGCGATTCCGGCGCGCAGTTCGATCAGATGCTGCAGTCAGCACTCAAGCTGAAGACCTTCGGTCTGGAGCCGCTGGATGGCACGTTAAAGGGACTGATCGACCAGAACGCCCTGTTGGGCGGCTCTATGGAGAGCCTGGACGGGATCATCCTTGCGGTTGGCCAGGCATGGTCCAAGCAGAAGCTGCAGGGCGAGGAGATCATGCAGCTGGTCGAGCGTGGGGTCCCGGTGTGGGATCTGCTGTCGAAGGCCACCGGCAAGAACGTCACCGAGCTCAACCGACTGTCTTCGGCAGGCCAGCTGGGCAGGGATGTGATCCGCGAGCTGCTGGAAGAAATGGCCAAGTCCTCCAGTGGGGCGGCAGCCGACGGCATCAACACCCTATCGCGCCTGTGGACGTCCTTTCTGGACCGCGTCCAGGGCTTTGGACGACAAATCGCGGACAGCGGGGCGCTCGAATATTTCAAGCAGCAGCTGCGCGAGGTGGGCGCGGCGATCGACCGGATGACCGCCAATGGTGACCTGGCGCGCTACGCCAAGCAGGTTTCCGATGCCATCACCGGCATTGCCAACGCTGTCAAAGGCTCTGCAGCGTTCCTCGCACAGCACACCACTGCGCTGACGGCAATTGCTCGCGGTTACGCGGCGCTGAAATTGGCGAAGTGGGCGGTGGAGCTGAATGCTGTACGCCTCCAGTGGACGAGCCTCGCGCGCGACGCACTGAGCGCCTCTGGCGCCCTGGACACGACAGCCAGTCGGGCAACGCGGGCAGGGCGCGCGCTGAAGTCCATTCCCACCAATATCCGAATCGGCATTGCACTGATCGGACTCGACTTGGCAATTGCGGGTGCTTCGAAGCTCGGCGAAGCCTTGGGATCGGTGAGCGAGGCTGCGCGGGAGCTCACAAGGGTCCAGGCGGCCATGCGCGAGCAGATGCGCGCAGAGGCCTTGGCAAAGGCGACGCAGGCTTCTGAATACGCAAAATATCGTGACGAGCTCGTTCTCACCGCTGAGCAGGTCTCCAAGTTGGGCGCGGAAGAGACCGCGGCCTACCAGCAGCGGCTCAAAGGGCTTCAGCAGTACCTAGTCGCGCAATACGGATATCTCCTTCGCCAGAAGGAGCTAGGCCTGGCCACGCAGGATCAGCTCAACCAGCTCGGTCAGCTCCCTGCCAAACTCAAGCTGGTTCACGACGGATATACATCAGTTGCTGCCGGGGCGAAACTTGCTGCTGATGCCCTGAGTGGGAAGATTTCGCCAGCGGCTCAGAAAGTCGTGGACGACCTCAAGGGGATCGAAGGCGACAGCAAGAACGCGACTGAGTCGATCAAGAAGCTGTTCGAAGGCCTTAATTTCGCAGAGAGCGTGAAGCTGGGAGATGTTGCACTTGGCCTCTCCAAGGTCAGCGAGGAATCTGCCGGTGCGGACCGAAACGTACGTGATGGTCTTCTGGCTGCACTCCAGCAGCTCAGTGGCGAGGAACTGCAGAGGTTTCAAGGCGCAGCGACCGCTGCATTCGAAGCATTTAACAAGGGTCCAGCCGAGGCAGCTGCAGTACTAGATACCACGCTGTACGCAGCGCTGGACAAGCTGGGCGTGGCTGCGGACCGGATGGGCACCAGGTTCACCGTCGCAGGCCGCGACGCAGTGGCCTCATTCGGAGCGATCGTCGAGAACGCCAATTCGACCGGTCAGCAAGTCGAGGCCGCGTTCAATGCGGCCCTGGCAAGGGTGTCCACGTCGGAGGATGCCCAGAACTTGGGCGCGGTACTCAAGACGGCGGGCGAGCAAGGGAAGATCGGTTTCGACCAGGCCGAGCGCTCGGCGGCTGCACTTGAAGCGCGGATCGCCGGTATCACGGCCGCGATGGATCCGCTCACCGATTCGTTCAGCGCGCTTGGCATCCAATCGCAGTCCTCCCTCAACGCCGCGCGTGACGCAGCCAAAGCTGCATTCGATGCGATCCGGCAGGGAGCCGCGTCCGGCAAAGCCAGCATTGAGGACGTGCGCCGCGCGCTAGACGCCTACGGCCGAACGGCAAGGGCCGCCGTAGCAGACAGCGACAGTACGGCCAAGTCGCGCGTGGACAATGAGCTGCTGGTTCTGGACGCGATCTACCGCGTCAACGACGGATTCGACGACATGGGCCGCCGGAGCCGTGGCGCCAGCGAGCAGATCAAGCGAGCTTCAGCAGAAAGCAGTGCCGCGCTCGACAGCGTTGCAAGGTCTGCGGAATCGGCTGGTGCGGCCGCTGACGGTGCGTCGAGTGCCTATATCGACACCAGCAAAAGCATGATCGACACCGCGGAAGCCGCGAAGGGCTTGTCGTTTGGCATTGGCCAAGTCTCCGAAGCCTGGATGGACATGTTTAATGCCATTGGTGACTACAAGGGTGGTGGATCGATCCTGCAGCGATTCGCAAACGTTCTCAATGCGCTTACCGATCAGAGGAAGGCATTGGGCGCAGAGATGCAGAAAATCAGGGATCAGACTGCAGCGTTCGACGAAGATGCCGACCGCAGGAAGGAGCTGAGGAGCAAGTTCGCCTTGGTGGGCGACAACGAGATCGACGAGCTGCTTCAAGCTGAGAAGCGGCTCGATGCTGCACAAGATGCGCGCAGGCAGAAGGAAAAGGCCGCGGCCGAGCAACGGCTTCAGGAAGACAAGCAGCGCATCGAGTCCACTAAGGCGGTCCAGGATGCAGCCAGCAGCAAGCCTTCGTCACCCACCGTTTCTTCCTCGAAGAAAAGCGGGGCAGAAGATCGACTGGTGATTGAGTTCCAGGCCTCAGGTCGGTCCGCGGCCAGTGGGCTGTCCTCGGCGGATCTGGAAATGGTCGAGCGTTTGTCCGGGCCCATCGCCAGTCGTGTACTTCAGCTGGTGGCGAGGAGCCGTGCTGTCAGCAACGTGCGAGTGCAACGATGAGCGAAGTGATCATCCTTGCCGGTGTTGAGCTTCCTGGCGACTTGGACTGGAGCGACGAGTTCACCGCGTGGAAAGTTGGACAGAACGTCCGGACCAGCCTGACGGGCGCCCGCATCGTCCAAGAGGGCGCGCTGCAGGCCGGACGTCCCATCACGCTGGAGTCCGGGCAGGACGGCGACGCGTGGTACGGCGTTGTGACCCTTGAAGTCCTGCGGTTGCTCCAATCCATGGAGGCCGTCGCCGGCAGCGCGCCCATGACGCTGACGATGCCCGCCCACAACAGCGGGACGCGCTCATTCGACGTGATCTGGCGCCGCACCGATGGCGCCGGCCTGGACGCCCGCCAAATCAAGCGCATCTGGCCCCAGCTCGACACCGACTACTACTCCGTGACCCTTCGCCTACAGACGGCCTGACATGACCATTTCCGCAACAGATATCAAACTGCGCCAGTCGCAGCGCCTCACCGACAACGACGACGGCGGCGGCCGCATGGTGGCCACGCAGATTGTCGACGGTCAGATGAACAACCTGTTCCCTGACATCGGCGATGAAGAACGCACCACCGGCAGGACCACCCTGCGCAAGATGTTCGTCCACGTGGACACGCCTACGGTTGACGTGTTGAAGGACGCTATCGGCGTCATCGTCAACCCGCCGACCGACAGCCAAGTGAGCATGGCCATGTTCGCCACGGGCAGCTATAGCGACGTGCGCAGCGACGCGCGCGATGTGGTGGAGCGCTACGTCACCAAGGGTGTGGAGAGCCGGTTCGTCCTGTTGGGCAACCATTTCACTGGGCAGCAGGCCGCCAGCTTCTATTGCATGCCGGACGCGCCGACGCCGGATGTGAACGACAATCTCTGCCTTTCGACGACGGGCGCGGGATACCCACAGGTCGAGCAATACATCCGGGTCAAGAGCGTGCTGTCGCGCACCACGCAGTCATTCTTCGACGAGTCCGGTCAGTTCGATCGCGACGTTGTGATCATCGAACTGGTGACTGCACTGCTCTATGACTTCTATGGGCAGGAGCCCAACCGCTACACCAGCTCCAAGCCGCCGACTCGGGTCTATTCGACCAACACGGTGGAGTCTGCGAATTACTACAGCGTCAAGCGCACCACGGCCGCGGCCGAAGTTGGCGACCTGAGCGTGCAGCTGGGCACGCCGTATGTGCAGATCGTTCCGGCCACCACTGCGGAGACGCCTGTCGTTGACCAGTTGGCGGGCCTGGGCTCTATCAGTTACGTGCGCGCAGGTGCAGTGGGGAGCCTTTCGACGTCGTACTCCGAATCGTTTTCGCCCGGTGAGCCGGTCACGCGGTACTTGGGCAATCCGCTGGTCCGCGGCAGCGTCTCTGTCACCACCGATGGCGTGACGCTCACCGACGACGGCGACGGGAACCTCTCCTCGCCGGCGGTGTCGCCCTGGGCAGGCAGCGTGGACTATCAGACCGGGGCGGTATCGGTGACCCACACCACGGGGACATCCTCAGCCATCTCGATCAGCGCAACGCCTGCTGGCCCGATCGCCACGCAGGGCTTCACCCGCAAGGTCGACATCACGCTGGCCAATCAGGGCTACAACTTCGTGCTGCAGCTTCAACCATTGCCCGCACCCGGCACGATCGTGGTGGATTACAGGGCTTTGGGTAGGTGGATCCGGTTGACCGACAACGGGACCGGCCAGCTGACCGGCAACCCCGGGCAGGGTGGCGGATCCATCAATTACGCAACGGGCAGTGTCATCGTGACCCTCGGCGCGCTTCCGGATCTCAACAGCTCACTGTTGTCCAGCTGGGGAACCGGCGTGATCGCTGACCGGCGTGATGGCGACACCAATATCCAGGTGCCAGCGCTGGACTTCCTCCTGGCGCATGAGGGCGTGGTGCCGGGGAGCCTGACGATCAAGTTCCGCGTGAATAACGCGGACGTGGTGGCGACCGACAACGGCGCCGGGGTGCTGATGCTGGGCGGCGCGGCGCGCGGTTCAGTGGTCTATTCCAGTGGTCAGGTCACCCTCCGACCGCCCACGCTTCCCGATGCCGGCAGCGGACTGCTTTGCGAATACGCCTGGGGCGCTCAGACCAGCGCGTCGGTTACACCGCTTCCCGATTCCAGTGGCATCGTTTCGTTCACGGTCGCCAATGTTCCGGTGTCGGCAGGCAGCCTGCGCCTGGAGTGGCTGGACACAATTACCCCGATGGACCCGGACTTGGGCTCGGTGAGCGTTGCGGCGCGAATGATTGCCCAGGACGACGGCCAGGGAAACATCAAGCTGGTCAGCGTGGGAAGCCGTGCGCAGACAGACACGATCGGCACCATCAGTTATGCCAGCGGTTCGGTGAGTGTGAAGGTCGGCAACATTGCGGTGCAGAACTTCCCGATGCCCACCTACAGCGATTACGGCGGGGTCTATCGCTACCAGGGCACTACGCGCATGGCGGCGACGGCCACCTACAGCGGCGGCACCCAGATCAGCGTGCAGTCGCAGTTGGCTGGCAGCGCCTCAACGGCGGCGTCCGACACCTTGGCATTGCCGGCGGTCTCCTTGGACCTCACGCCCACGGTAATGGATGCGATCGTGCCGGGCAGCGTGCGGTTTGATTTCCGCGGTAGAACTTATGTCGATCGCAGCGGCGCGCTTTATTTCGGGGTCGATCCGGTCACTGGCGCCGGCACGTTTGCTGGATCCATCGACTATGCCGGCGGCCTGGCCACGATCACGCAGTGGGCCGCGGGCGGCAGTAATGCGGTCACCGTGACCTCGCTCCTCACCCAGATCTTCGATCCCGGAACTGACGCGGTCTTCTTCCGCACCACCGGCGCTCCCCTTCGCTCGGGCAGCTTTACCGTGCGTGCCACCACGCTGGGCGGGGTGCAGGTGGTCGGCACCACTGACGTCAACGGCGCGATCACCGGCGATTTCATGGCTGGGTCAGTTGACTGGGAAACCGGCGTCGTTGATTTGCGCTTCGGCCGCTACGTCCTCGCGGCGGACAATGAGTCCGAGCCGTGGTATGACCCCGACAAGGTGGTCGGCAATCAGGTCTGGATGCCCATGTTGATGCTGCCCAGCAGCATCTACTTCGGCGCGGTGGTCTATCGATCGATCCCACTATCGTCGGTGGTCATTGGCCTGGACTCAATCCGACTTCCCAGCGATGGGCGAGTGCCAGCCTACAAGTCGGGCCAAACGGTGCTGATTCATCACACCCAGGCCCACAGCGTGCCGGCGCCGGCGCCGGGCCAGGTGGTGAACTTCGGCCGCGGCCGCGTTGCCCAGCTTGAGGTGCGCGACAGCGCCGGCACGCCTGTGCTGAGTGCCTGGTACACCTACGACCTGGACGTGGGCAAGCTCACCTTCAGCGACCCGTTGAATCTGACGGGCTACACGTTGCCCATCGTGATCAGCGAGCGCATCGAAGATCGGCGCCTGGTGGCTGCGGTGCAGATCACGGGTGAGATCCAGCTCAACAGCGGGCTGACCCACGATTTTCCCATTGGCGAGACCCTGGTCAGTACGGCGCTCCGGCTGGGCGAGGCAAATGGCTCCCTCGACCTTCAAGCGCGTGTCCAGAACCTGTTCGACCAGGACACCTGGATCAACGTCTGGACCGACGTGGTCAACGGAGCTGCGGCGCCGGCGACCTACAACGACACCGACTACCCAATCAGCGTCAAGAACGCCGATGCGATCACCGAGCGGTGGGTGATTCGATTCACCAATGCCACCCAGTTCGAGGTCAGCGGCGAAACGGTCGGCACGATCTTGACCGGCGCCACCACTGAGGACTGCGCACCGATCAACGCCCGCACCGGGCTGCCCTATTTTGTGATCGACCGGGACGGCTGGGGTACAGGCTGGGCCACCAACAACGCAGTGCGATTCAACACCATCGGTGCGCTGGCGCCGGTCTGGATGGCGCGCACCACGCTGCCAGGTACCCCTGAGACCGCTGTGGACTCGTTCCGCTTCCAGGTCATCGGCAATGTCGCGGAGTCCACCTGATGAGCTTGATTCCTACCATCTATTCCTCAGACGACCCTGGCGCCCCGACGCTTACAGGGCAGGCCGGATCGCTCGCCGTGTTGCTGGACGCGATTCTGGTTGACGGCTACGGCAGCGGATCAACTGCGAAGGCGGGGCTAGGCTGGACGCGCGCGTTTACTGGCACGAATCTGCGGGCATTCCGCAACAACATTGTTTCCGGCTTGGGCTATTACGTCAGGCTCGATGACACTCAAACGCGCGTAGGACGCCTGCGTACGTATATCGCCATGACCGCGATCAGCACTGGCACCGGGATGGCACCCTTGGCAGCGCAGCGAACGAATGGCGCGCTATGGCTGAAATCTGATACGGCTGACGCCACGGCACGCAAGTGGTGGGCCATCGGTAACGAGCAGTGCTTCTACCTTTTCATTGTTCCGGTTGGCGGAGATGTCACCTCGGTCTTTGATTTGACCCCCGCGGTCCCTTACTTCGCTGGACGGATGGTTTCGCGCAAACCCGGAGATCAGTTTGCCTTCGGTCTTGCACTGGGTGTCAACACCTACGCCGCCGGCGCTTACAGCGGAGACTTGAGCAACCTGTTCCGCAACTATGTCAGCTCAGTGGCATGGAATGCGGGCGTGTACACCGGATCAGTGGAATATCTGAGCTTTGTTTTCTCTAGGGGTCATGCGCAAACCGGTAATGCTGTAGCCGCCCGCGTCGCACCTGACATGCCAGCCAATACATCGTCGTGGGGCGGTAACGATTCAAACCCAGTCCCTTATCCCGACCCGGTCAGCGGGGGCATGTTGATTTCTAAGCCACCTGTGATCGAAGGGATAAACCTGGCGCGCGCTTATTTTCCTGGCCTTTATGTACCCTCTCATTACAAGCCGCTGGTGGACTTGCAGGTGGAGACGAACATTCCTGGTCTCGCGTCTGGGACGAAGCTGCTTGCGAAGACATGGGCTTATTCGCCCACTGCAACTATTGCCGGCGGACAGGTCCTCTTCGACATCACGAATCCTTGGTGATCAATGGCCGTCACGGAAGTTTTCCTCCTAATGGATCTGCCAGCGCGGGAATATGCGGGCAGCGGCTTTCTTGCCGGCCAGGCGCCGGCGGTGCCATCAGACCCAAACTCGCCCGATGGTCGTTTTCGGATACTCAACGTGCCGAGCCGGGGACGTGTGTGCGTGTTTGAGCGAGGCACTATCAACTGCGTGGCCAGCGTGCTGTCCGCAGCAGATGGCACTTGGCGCGTGTCGTACCTCGACACGACGCGTCCTTTCACTGTGATCGGCTATGACGACATCGGCCAGCAGAACGCCGCCATCCAGGACTGGGTATACCCGGTCGCGATGAGCTGACCGTGTCAGCGGCCTCAGGCCAATTCGCTGGGCTGAACCTCCGGGCCCTGCCGCTGGGTGGTGGCGCATACGTCCTGCTCAATCTGGGCGTAGAGGGCGGCGGTCCAACCGACCCGACCGATCCCACAGATCCGGTCGATCCGGTCAACCGCGGGTTGCGCGCGGGCGCCGGCATGCGCTGGAGCCCGGCAACGGGAACGCGACTGGGGTCGGTCAGCAGCTGGGGCGTCGCTGCGCGACTCTACCCGGACACCGGCCTGGGATGGGCTATAGCGCAAGGCCTTCGGGCGGATTACGCCACAGCCTGGGGCGCCGCGCCTGCGGCTACTGCCGTAAGCACCATGTCATGGCATCCGCACATGCCTCGACTGACTGTGGAACGCACAACCGGCTGGCGGAGTCTGCCGGTGGCAGCGGCGTCCGCGTCTCTGTCGTGGCGCGGGCAGTTGGCCAAGCTGGTGGTGGCATCTGACGTGCGCTGGCTCGCGCCTGCGCTGACGCATGTCGCGGGCCTGATCATCTGGCGAGGCCAGATGCCTCGCGTAGCGCGCGGTCTACACGGCCCGTGGCGATCACCGCACGTGCGTCGTGTCAGCGCACGCATGCCGTGGGGTATGGCCAAGCCAGTCCCTTGGATCGTTCGCCCTCCTGTCGATCCTATTCCGCCGGATCCTGCGCCTGACTTTCCCACGGGCGATGTCGTCGGGCTCAACCTCGGGTGCCCAGTCATCGGCATCGCCGGCTTGGCGCCGCTCAACCTAGGGGTCACGGCCTGCTACGCCGTTCGCCCGCAGCAAAGGACTTACATCGTGCTCAACACCATTACGGTGGTTCGCCTCCCAGACCGGACGCCGATCGAGGTCGACGCCGTCGGCATCACCGGCGACGTCGCCTCATGGGGATTCAGTTTTGATGCAACCCTCTCAGATCCGAATCAACTCGATCTCCTCAAGCCGACCGCCGCCGGCCCTCGCCAGATCGAGGTGACTTTGAACGGCTATGTCTGGACGTTCTTCGTGGAGAGCTACAGCAACAATCGCGAGTTCGCGAGCACGACGGTCAATGTCACAGGGCGAAGCAGGACCGCTTTGCTGGCTGCGCCCTACGCGCCGGCCCGCTCAAGGGAGGTGACCAGCCAGCGCAGCATGGCCCAGCTTGCCGGCGACGAGCTGGCCGATACCGGCTTCACGCTGTCGTACGACACCGTCGACTGGATCGTCCCCGCAGGGGCCTGGTACTACGACGGCATGGCGGCGATGGACGCCCTGGTGCGCCTGGCCGAGGCGAGCGGGGCAGTGGTCCAGTCTGATCCGCAGAACATGTCGCTACGCATCAGGCCGCGCTACCCGGCCAGCCCGTGGGCATGGTCGGTCACGGTGCCTGATGTGACGGTGCAAGACGACCTGATGCTCAACGCCAGCCTGCAGGTTCGTAGCGTGCCGAAATATGACGCCGTGGTGGTGACAGGAGAGATCACCGGTAAGGGCGTCACGGCGGTCGTGAAGCGTGCGGGCGAGGGTGGAACCCTATTCGCCCAGCAGGTCAGCGATCAGCTGATCAGCACTGCCGCGACCGCACAGGAGCGTGGTCGCAACATCCTCAGCGATCGCGGGGAACAGGCAAGCATCGACCAGGTGCTGCCGCTGTTCCCTGTCAGCGCCGGTGCCGGCACCACCGGGCGCGTGCTGCCCCTGGATCTCGTGGAAGTCCATGAGGCTGGCCAGACTTGGCAGGGCCTATGCACGGCAATCAATATCGCCGCGCGTCGAGATGACAGGGCGGTCGTGATAGAGCAGACCATTACCCTGGAAAGGCACTACACCGATGCGAACTGACCTGTGGGGACAATTCGGCGACCTCGTGACCGGTGCGCCGCGCATCCTCGCCACCGTCACGGCGCACAACGGCGACGGGACAAGTAGCTTGTCGACCGCCGAAGGTGCACAGATCCGCGCGCGCGGCCAACTCGGGGGCTCCATTCCTTACAACGTGTGGGTGCAGAACGGCCGTGTGGTCGAGACGGCGCCCAACCTGCCGATCGTGCAGCTCACGGTCTAACAGAACAGGGCAACGGCCTGCAGATCGTGCCGCTGCAGCTGCGCTACTCGATCGGCACCGGGGACAGCCGCGGCAAGCAGGCCGGCGAGCTCATCATCAAGAATTGGGACGATAGCCAGGCCATGCTGATCTAGATTCGGAATTCTCCTACACCGCAATGACCTAGCCTTTGATAGCGCAGTGCTGGCCGTGTGGTCAATCTGACCGTGCCCTCCCGGCAGCATCCCCGCGCACCGAAAGGTTGCCGCTCATGCAAGGAAGCGGGCTCGGCCCTGAGCAAGTCGAACAGCTGGGCCGGGAGGGCGCTGCGACTTGGTAGCAGTGGCAACCGCCTTCCGTTTGCGCGCAAAAGCGTGACGCAAACGAGTGAGCCACCGAGGCTTCTAGCGGCTAGCTAGTCCACACACCCGGCGACGGCAAGGATCTTGTCCACCCGTCTAGCAACATGGGCGGCGTCGGAGGCCAACTGCCGCGTCCTCAATCAAATCTAGCTCGCCCGCCAACACCATCAGGCGGTCGGCCCTGTCCTCGTGCTTTTCGCGCATCGCCGGGAGGCGGGCAACGACGTCATCCAGGCGCTGATCCAACTCAGCTCGGTTCATTGATCGACGCTCCATATCACTGGTTCAGGATACAGGGGCAGCAAGGCGTACAGGCTGTAAAAGCTATTCAGGCTTGTCCTCACATCGGTCGAGCCGGCTTGCGCCTAGGGTGGGGTATTCCTAGGAAGGCGAACACCCCACGCGATGGACAACTTAAGCGTCTCGATCGACCGTATGTCGAAGGAAGAGATTTTCCGCGCGGCATATGCCCTGAGCCAGCAGATTTCCGATCTGGCAGTGGGGGGTAATCCGGCAAGACAGTCGACTGTTCAGGACAATGGTCGTTTGGTCGCCATGCTAATCACCGAAGTGGCCGGGCGTGATGGCATTGCGATAAGGCCAAGCGCACGCTAACAGCGGACGCGCGGCAACTCAGACAGGCGTGTGGTGTAGCGCCCAGACAACAGCTCCTGCCGGGAATGCCAAGCCGCCCCGCGCTGCCAGCCACTGGCGCCCAGGCCGGCCATATTGCGACCGAAGCGCCGGTTGATCGCGTCCAGGGTGGCCATCAGCTTGTCGTCGCCCACGCGCGACGGCGTGAATAAATCCGCCTGCAGTTCCTCGGGTCTGGCTATGTCCATGAGGCAGATACCGGCCTTGGTGTAGGCGTGCCGCGGGCGTAGCATGCCGGCTGCCAAGCGGCGCACCATCTGCAGGACCAGGCGCGTGTCGGATGTGGCCGAGGGCAGGTGCGCCGATCTCGATGGGCTGTGCTGCGGAACTCCAGGCTTGAACGCATTGGTCTGTGCGAATACGCCGATCGCGCTGGTCGTCAGTCTGCGCTGCCGCAGCTTCTCGGTCGCGCGCACTGCGAAGGTCGCCAGCGCTTCGGACATCTCGGCCGCGTCGGTGATCGGTGAGCCGAACGAGCGGCTCACCATGATCTGCTGGCGGTCCGGCTCGACATCGGCCAGCTCCATGCAGGGATGGCCCTGGATCTCGCGCTGGGTACGCGCCATGACGACGCCGAACTCCGCAAGCAGGTCTTCAGTGGGCGCGTCGCGTAGGTCGGCAGCGGTTTGCACACCGCGCGCCTGCAGACGGGCGGCCCAGCGGTGGCCCACGCCCCAGAGCTCGCCGACCGGAGTCGCTCGCAGGATGGCGTCGATGTCGGACGGACCGAGCGCGCCCAGGTCGCAGACGGCGGCCAGCTCGGCCGGGTAACTGCCGGGCTTGCGCGCGGCATCTTTGGCGACGTGGTTCGCCAGCTTGGCCAGGGTCTTGGTCGGCGCGATGCCCACGCAATTGGGAATGCCGGTCCAGCGGTGCACCTGGTGGTGCACGTCACGCAGCAGCGCTAGCCGGTTCCGGACCCCGGTCAGGTCCAGGAAAGATTCGTCGATCGAGTAGATCTCCACGCGCGGTACCGCGGCGCGCAGGATCGTGTTGATGCGGGCGCTGATGTCGCCGTAGAGGCCGAAGTTGGCCGAGCGCAGTGCCAGCTGCCGGCGCACGCGCGGCTCCACCTTGTGGATGGGATGGCCCATCGAGATGCCCAAGGCCTTGGCTTCCTCGGATCGCGCGATCGCGCAGCCGTCGTTGTTGCTGAGGACCACCAGGGGCTTGCCGCGCAGCTCGGGCTGGAACACCCGCTCGCAGCTGGCGTAGAAGTTGTTGCCGTCGATCAGGGCGAACATCAGAGCAGCTGTTGGGCGTGCCCACGGTTGATCTGGCGCACAACGCTGACCACGGCGAAGACCTCGACCTCGGTACCCGGCGGGAGGACGATTGCCGAGCAATGCGGATTGCGGCTGTGAAGCTCAACGTGGTCGACCGCGATCACCAGCACCTTGCAGGCGGGTTGGTTCCCATCCCAGGTTGCGATGACGATATCGCCGTCCCGCGGCGTCACCGATCGGTCGACGATCAGGATGTCCCCGTCGCAGATGCCAGCGTGGAGCATGCTCCAGCCCTCAGCGCGGTACATGAAGGTCGCCGGCGGATTTCGGATCAGCGCCCGGTTGAGGTCGATCTCGTCGTCCTGGAAGTCCTCGGCGGGCGAGGGGAAGCCCATCGTGATGCGGATCGCGCTGATCGGCAGCGCCAGCGGCGGCGGGTCAATGCTGGCAGGGCCGAGGTAGCGGGCGAAGGTTGTGGGTGGTGGGAAGAGCAGCAT